TCATTGTGACCCTATCTTGATCTCGGTCCATTCCTTCCCTCGGCTGTCGCGGTACAAGGCAGTCATTGCGGCCGATTTATGTCCCAAGAGGGCTTGAGCAAATTCGGGGCCGTATTCATCTGAGTAGAGCCGCGCAGCGAGTGAGCGGATCTCGTGAAAAGAGGGGGCTGTTCGCCCTGGCGCAGGCTGAACCTTGGCTTGGTCCCGAAAGCGGGAGAATGCGGCTGACATCGTATCGAGATGAACCTGCGCGCCTGGCCCAGAGACGCCTTGATGCGAAATGTGATGCACCATCCACGGCGACAGGATTGAATCTCGACACTCGCGAATCACCTGCTCAAGCGTGCAGCCGACCGCTCGCAAGCCGATGGAGGTCGGGATCTTGAGCCTCGTCCGATGCTGGCTCTTTTGCTGGTCAACGAATAGGAATCCGCCCTTCACATCTGAGAATCGCATCGACCGCACGTCGGCTCGTCGTTGAGCACTGAGAAGCGCCAGCATAAAGGCGCGAGCCGCCCATACATCTTTTGGCGACTCCTTCGCCGCCGCGATAATGGCGAGAAAACTGTCCAGAGTCAGCCGATCCCGCAAAACAGTAGCCGTTTGTTTTCTGAGGGATGTGACGGGATTGGCGCCAGCCGATAGCAGACCTTCCGCGATAGCCTCGTTGAAGAAGCCCGTCAATCTATAGCGCAGGTCGATCGCGTATGTCGGGCTCACCTCGGTTTCGAGATCCTTTAGCCAATCGTTGATTTCTTTGGGCGTCACATTCGAGATTGCCGTCTTGGCGAAGGGAGCCTTGCGAACTCGATTCAAGATCGACCCCATGCTGCGTTTCGATTTGGTGGAATTCGATCGTTCAGCATAGAGTTCGGCGTAACGGTCGCACCACGACGAGATTGTTTCGTCACCACTCATCCGGGCAACCAGACCGAGCGTGCTCTTCTTGCGCGCCAGTTCGGCATTCGCGGCACGCGCGTCGTCAATCGCTGCGCGCTCGTCGTAGCCGAGGCCGTATGTCTTTCCGGTATCCGGATTGCGATACCAGAGATACCCACGCGTATTTCGATAGAGGTTTGGCGGCAATGGGTTCTTTTTTGACGAACGCGGTCTAGCGGCCATTGACGAGTCTCCGTACACGCTCCCGCCCAGGCTCGACATACTCCGCCTCTGGCTGGCAAAAATAGCCGCGACCGATTTTGCGTGGTGACGGGTGAATGCGGCCAGCATGAATCCAGTTGAGCAGCGTGTTTCGGTGAGGCGCATGTTCGCCGAATACGCGCTCGGCCCATGTGGCGATTGGGATCAATTGTGCGGCCATATCACCTATCCTGAGTTTCCGATTTAATCTTCCTGAATTCCACGACCCATACCCACGGGTTCGCGTCCCAGTCGTGGCCGGCTGCGGCGTTCAAACCATCCCACAGCTCGCGGAATGCGCGGATGCACGGTGGCCGATCGGCTCCGGAACAGGGGCCGAGGCTATAACCGATCTTGTGGCGTTCCTCGATCATCACGCCTTCGGCCCGCGCGTCCGACTCGCCGATGTGCTTCAGTCGCTCGACGCGCACGCCCGTCACTTCGAGCAGCGTGCGCGCGGCGGCGCGCGGCATGAAGATGGACGGCCGGCGCCACCACGCCGGCAACGCGCCGGCGCGCGCGGCGTTCGGCAGATCGCCGCCGAACCGGTACTCGCGGCCCGTCTCCAGCGTCATGTCGACGAAGTGCCACTCGTCGCGTTCTTTCTTCGGGCTGTAGCGCGTTTCCCAGCGGCCGAACGCGACGTGCGTCTCGCGCACCCACAGACGATCGCCCGGGACGCCATACGGACACCGCGTCGGCGCGCACCGCCATTCGTGTGAGGCGCGAGTGGGCGATTCAAGCACCCACGCGTTGCCGACGGCGCTGGCCGTCAGGCCGGAGAACTGGAGATTCAGGCCGGGGCGCACGGTGCGCCAGTTCACGACGCGCCGCGTCTGCGACTTCCGGTCGGCTCGCACGGCGGCCGACATCGGCTCGTTGAAGAGGATAGGGCGCTCGGTCACAGGTCGAGCTCCTTCGTTTCGCCGAACGTGGTCGTCGCGAGGCGGACCATTTCGCCGATGTTGGTCGACAGCTTCCACGACGGGTACGAGGTGGAAAGTTGCTCCTCCAGCCGCTTCCACTCCCCGAGCGTCATCGTCATGGTGAGCGTCATCGGCACGTCGTCGGGCCGCTGGATCTTGAACTCGGTTTTCATGTTGCCTCCGGCGCGTCGCCTGCGAACCACGCCGGCTTCGGAAAACGGTCGGTGAAGACATAGTCGCCTGCCGCCTCGACGAAGCTGAAGTCGTGAGCGTCAGGCCAGTTGCGCATGATCTCCGTTTCGTCGTCGGCGTAAGCGACGATCGTTGCATGGTTCTCCCCATAGCCGGTTACCCAATACGGATGACTGATCGGCCAGTTCACGGGGCGCGGGTCGTCTAGGTTGACCGAAAATCGAGCGCGGATCATCGCTGTGCCTCCGGGAATTCGTCGTGTGTGCGGCCGTCGAGGTGGCGGCCGGCGGCGCGCTTACCGCAGCGCCACAAGTCGGGTGAATCGTCGCAGTGCAGCGTCTCGGCCGCGCGCGGCGTGATCGAGCCGAATGACCATTCTCCGTCCCACCAGTGAGCCGTCGCCTCGGTGCGTTTCTGGTAGCCGGCGTTCTCGCCCGGCGCCCATTCGCCCCATTGCTTGAACAGGAACGGCACGCCGGCGGCAGCGCACTGGTCGCGCAGATCGCGAGCCCAGTCGGGATGCATCGGGCGCGCCTCGGTGCCGCTCTCGCCGCCGACGATCACCCAGTCGACGCCAACGTCGCTTCGCAACGTGCTTCCGTCGTTTGGACATGGGCCGTGTGACGGGTCGTTCGTGCGGTAGCCGCAGGTTCGGCAGCAGATCACGCCGGCATCAGCGAACGCGAAGCGAACGTCCACCGGCCCCAGCAGCGGCTCCATCGACAGGAAGCGCACGCGCGCCGGCACCGCGAGCAGCTTCGGGATATCGCGGTCTGCCTCTTCCTGGTTGACGATCGTTGCGCCGAGCCAGACGTTGTCTGGTACGCGCTCGACGCCGATGTGGCGCAGCATCGTAGGCACGTTACCGATCCGCTTCGTCAGCAGCAACCAGTCGAGGTTCGGCGTGTCGGTGATCAGCCGGAACAGGTCGCGGCGCCACAGCAGGTCGACCTCGTTGTCGAACACGTCCGCGAGCGACGCGCAGAACACGCGGCGGCGCGCGATCACCAGATCAAACGACGCGCAGCGGCTCTCAGGGCACACCGCGAGGCCGTTCGCGGCGCCGGGCTGGTCGCCGCGCCAGCCGCATGCGCGGCACTGGAGGAACGGACGCGCTTCCCACGAGATAGGCTTGCGCCAGTTCGCGGCGGACGTGCGGCGCCGCGGCGCGCTGGGACCCCAGTTCACGGCCGTGCCGCCGGCGAAGCGCGCGTTCCGCGCCTCGGCGTAGCAGTGGTCGCAGCCCGGGCTGACCTTTGCACAGCCCTCCCACGGATTGAACGTCGAATCCGTCCACTCGATTTTGGTGTTCTCGCTCACGATGCGTCTCCTGCGCGAACCCATCCCTTTCCGGTCGCCTTGATATGCCCGGCCTTGCGCAACGCCTGCAGGCGGCGGTCGACGATGCGCCAGCCCGTGACTTCGCCGCAGATGTGCGGCCGCGATTCCTCGCGCCCGATGAGGTCGCTCTCTGTGCGCACCTGACCGACGTTGATGGACGCGAACTTTTTCGGTTCTTCGCTGATCGCCGCCAGAATCAGGGCGTCGAGTTTTTCGTATTTGGTCATTGGCCTTCTCCTGCGCGGGCGACGTCGATGGCGCGCTGAAGCGCCGGCAGCATTCCGTAAATGCCGCGGCTCTCGAAAAAATCGGCGGCACCGCATGCGTCGGTGCGTGTCACGGGACGCCGTCCGACTTCCATCGCGGACAGGGTTGCCGGCGAAATTCGCATATGGTTCGCCATGTCGTACAGCAGCGTGCCAGTGACGATCCGCAGCGCACGGACGAGCATTCCGTACGGCGTCAGCGGATTCGTCAGGCTCGGCTGTTCGTCCGTCACCTCGGCGCGCGGCTCCGGCTGCTGGGTGGCGAGAAGGGCAGTCAGGCGCTCGAGCAAGTTCAGCTCAGCGTCGTAGACCGCCTTCGCGTCCAATTCATCACCCCAATCGCCATCGACCGCGTGGCATTCTTTCAGGGCGTCGGCGTTGCGCGAAATGCTCTGGCAGGCGTCCATGATCGTGGCGCGGGCATCTTTAGTCAGCATGGTTTTCTCCCTTCAGAATGCCGCGCAGCGCATAGGCCAACTGGTCAGCGTTGTAGTCCCATTGCGATGCAGGTTGCGGAGGCAAATCGAAGCTGTCTTGCTCGTAGGTGACGGCTTCCGAAATGCATTCCGCCGCAGCTTCGATCAATTTTCGCTGCTCGTCCGTCAGCCCCTGCCGAGTGGCGACCTGCGCGGGCGGGGCGGTGTAGAGCTTCATGCCGATTTCGAGCGGGCGCGTTGCCTCGATGATCGTGCCGATGTCATCCGGGTTGTCGCGCACGATCGCCGCCTCTTGACCCGCTGCCGCTGCGGGCTGCGATGCTGCCTGCGCGGATTGATACTCGAGCAATGCGGATTGCATCCATTTCGCCGCACGATTGAACCCGAACACACATCCCTTGACCCATTCCATGGGATAGCCCCATGAGGCAATTTGGATATTCACGAGAAAAGCTGTCGTGCTTTCTCCATTGCCGCCGACTCTGGCTCTCATGCCGCCGAGCATCGCCTTCGCAATCGAGACCGGCTCTGTCAGTGGCTCGATTACATCCCGCTCGTCTGACGGCGCTGCCGCTGCTGGCGTGGCACTCCGACACACTGGATCGGCCATCCAGTCTTTATCGCCGCATTTGATGCAACGTTCGCCGACGTCGTCCCATTCGTGACTGTCTGAAGTAGACTGCGATGCTGCCATGCGGGCTTGCAATGCATGAAGTGCGATGTTCTTCGATATAACCGGCCACGTCGTGTTGTCGTCCGCCACTTGCGGTTCATGCTGCGCGCGTTTGCATTCCGATGCGGCATACTGCTTCGCGCACGGTTCTACGCGATCGTCAGGATGGCAGGTGCACGGCTTATCGTACGCTGGTACCGCTCCCGCCACCTCAGTGCGAGGGGCGCGGGACAGGGCATCAATTCGCGCGCACGCAATGAGCTTGCCGCCGACTTGGCGGTGTTTGTTGATCGCGTCAAGTTCGTTTACGAACGACTGGACCCATGTCTTATCGCTGACGTTAGGCTGCCACTCGACAAGCCATACGCAGGCTTCTAGCTCATCCGCCCCAATGCCCGTGCCTTCGAGCGGGGCGGAGGGTGCGGGCTGCTCGTCCGGATGCATCAGCTTCCATGCCTCATCTGTTGTGAGCCACCGCACGGCACCCATTTCGACGATGCAGCGTCGACCGTCCGCCATCCCACCGCCGAGCACATATCCGGTCGCATAGAAACCGTCGCGGGCAATGATGTGCGCAGCCTTCTTGCGCGTCAGGCGATCGCCGACAGACAGAGGCGGTTCGGGCTCGGCCGGCGCTGCTTCGTGCTGCTCGACAGCTTCGATAAGAATGCGAAGGTCGGCCATATATACGAGGCTCGTCCCTGCGCCAACGTTCCCACGCTCCAAATCTCGCTTCAGTCTCCAAACGGCATCTTTCAGCGCATCAGCGCAGCTCTTGTCGGTGGTGGTCATGGTGGTCCTCACGCGTGCGTTGCATACACGGCATACGGGCCGTCTTCGCTGTCGCCGATCTCGATCAACCACCAGCCGGGCTCCGGTGAAGGATCCCAGTCAGTGATGTCCAGATTCCCGTTATCGAAATACGAGACGTATGCCGGGTGGTCGATGCTTTCGTTATCGAGGTGGTAGATCGACGTCTTGATGCCGGCCTGTGCTTCGAGCGCGGCCCACTGTTCGTCGGTGCACCGCTCGGCACCATCCATCGTGACCGTCCAGAAGTGGAGCAGATCGGGGTGGATGAAATAGCCGTCCTGATCGCGCACGACGGGGATGTTCTGGAGCATCGGTGTGGTGGTCATGTGTGGTCCTCAGGTGGTCAGGATGTCTTGCGCGGCGAGGATGAATTGCGTCGCCGCTTCGGCGTTGATGGCGTTGCCGTATCCTCGGAGTCGTCCTTTACGGCTGCCCTGGTCTTTGCGCGGGAGAAGCGCGGCGAGGCGTTCTTGATCGGCGCGCACTCGTCCCACGCCACCGGAAGACCCATCAACCAGCGGGAATGTGCCGGGTTCAACTGGCCGCCACTTTCCATCCCGGCAGAGGAGCCAGTCAGCAGCTCGCCAGAAGCCGTTAGTCGGGCCGGCATCGGGTTGTCCTTCAGCAGTGCGACTGCATGATTCAGGGTGATGTTCGTCGTCGTGAAGTTGGCGGCCGGCATGCGGATAGCATCCGTCGCCGTTGGCATCGGCCAGCCGGCCAGGCATGCTGCAGCCGCCAAATCCGGGCCGTGGCTGCGCATCGCCTCTATCAAGCCGCCCTCGAATGTGCGGACGCCTTTCTCGGCGAGTGCCGCTGTCGGCGTCGGCCAGCCAGCGAGCTGAGCCACCAAGCCGAGATCCGTCAAGCTGGCGCCCATCTTCGAACCCTTGGCGATCGACTTGAGCTTGCGCGCGACGAACTGCTCCGGAGTTCCGCCGGCTTCGCATGCCGTTGGCGTAGGCCAACCAGAAAGCTCGATCGCGGATGCCCGGCGTGCCGACGCCCGCAGCCGGAAACGGCTCACACCCGAAGGCGTGGTCCAGCGCTTCCATGTCAGCGTGTACAAGGTCGATCCAAGGCTCGACAGCCGAGCTCGCAACCTGCTCTCCAAAGATGACTGGAGGGCGGCACTCGCTGATGAGCCAGTACCATGCAGGCCACAGGTGCCGCTCGTCATCAAACCCAACTCCTTTGCCTGCCGCGGAGAAAGGTTGGCACGGACAGGAACCGGTCCAAACAGGTCGATCGTCAGGCCATCCAGCGCGTCGAAGCGCGTGCGACCAGACGCCGATCCCGGCGAAGAAATGGCACTGGTCATAGGCTCGCAGGTCATCAGGTCGGACATCCTCAATGCTCCGTTCGTCGACGTCGCCAGGAGCGATGTACCCGGCGGCGATCAGGTTGCGCAGCCACTGCGCTGCGTATGGGTCGTGCTCGTTGTAGTACGCAGGCACGTCATCCTCAATCAGTATTTGAGCCTCAATGTCGTCCGCGCGGTTAGCATGTGGCTACCGTCCAGAAAGCGAGGTGCCGTCCTGGCCACCCCTTCAAATACCGCGCGGACCGAGGAACACCGCGCGGTTCGGCAACTCGCGTTACTGCGATGTCGTGCTCGTTTCGTCGCGATGCGGTTTGACCGCGTCGGGGCTCGCGAGATACACGCGCCAGCCGACTTTCCCGTGCTGCGTGAGGAAACCCCACGAGTTCGTGCGACGCCCCATGACGAAGATCGACTTCGCTACCGTCGCGCGCGGCAGGATCAAGCGATGGAAGTCGCCAGCGCGGCGCACTACGACCGCGCCCGGGCCGCGCCAGTAGATGCCGAACGCGTTCAGGTACTCGTGGTCGCCGGCACTCTCGGGCGCGATCCACGACTGCTTGATCGTGTCGAGCGCGGCGCGGTACATCAGCGGGCACGTGAGTGCGAACTGCGTCGGCTTGAACACTTCCCAATAGCCACCGTCGAGCACGATCGACACCGACCACGACGGGTGGTCGTGCAGGTGGCGATCGCGGTCGCTGCGCAGGATCGTGTGCGCGCGGATCGCGACGTGGTGGCAAATCCAGCGGTACAGCACGCCGGCGCACGGCGGCTCGGCCTGGTCCCACGCCGGGTTATCGCGGTTGCGCTCGACGCTGCGCGCGCCGAGCACCCAGTTGCGCAGCATGTAGCCGGGCAGGTCGAAGTAGGGCGTCCGGGCGGCTCGCGCGTGCACACGCAGCAGCGCGGATGTCATCCAGTTGGGGATCGAGCGATTCATGGTGGTCACCTAGTTGCGTGGGCGGCGCGAGTTATGCCTGTTCGGACTTCGGCAGCGTCGCGTCGAGGTGCCGGATGCGCGCCACGACGCGCTCCGGAATCTTCATCGCGTGGCTCCCGTTCATGGCTGCGAACGCGGGCCGCAACAGGTTGCGATCGTCGTCGCTCAGTTCTGCGTGTTCGAGGCGCTTCAGCGCGCGCCAGAGCGGATCTTGCGTATCGGTCATTGGTGCTCCTGGTGAATTACGGCGACCACGCGGTCGCACATGTCGACGTCAAACCATCCGATGTGCGTCTCGCCTACGGCGATGCCGAGCTGCGCCGCGAGCCAGCTGTACGCCTCGCTGCGCGACATGCCGTCGCGCTGCCAGAGCGGGTTGAAGGCGGCCTTTGCGCGCATGCGCGCCGAGCGCGTCTCGTTGTCGGCCAGCGTGCCGAGCGGGATCGCGGTTTGAGGGTGCATGCCGACGTATGCGCGGCAGCCGCCGCACAGATACGCCCACGGCCATTCACCGAAGTCGCGGCCGTATATCTCGCTGTTGCGCACGATGCGTACGGTGCCGCCGCAGAAACGGCACTCGGTCGGCGTCGGCAGCGGATTACGCACGCGCGCGATCGCTCGACGCGACGGGTTCCACGGAGTGCATGGGCCGCGCTTGGCGCTGGCACGATCAAATGCTTCGGCGATTTGGTTCATGGTCGTGTGTCGGTAGGGGCTCTGCCGCCGGCGCGGTCGGAGAACCGCGCGTCGCGCCTATTCCGGTTGCGCCGGGGCAGAGCCGTTAGTCATCAACGCAAGCAAATTCGCCGTGGTGCGCTCGCACGGCAGCCTTGTACGCGTTGACCGCATCTTCGCGATCCGTGAATCGGCCGACGGTTCGGTTTTTCCCTTCGGAATAGACAGTTGCTTTCCATTTGCTTCGCTCCTTGTCCCACGTGACGCCCTTGCATCCGCTCGTGTTTGTCGATGGCGTACCGTGGTTTTGGTTGTTCTGGCCAACCGTGGCGATGCGGAGATTGGCCCGCTGGTTATTGAGGCGGTTGCGATCCTTGTGATCCCCCTGACGCGGATCGCCGGGAACAAGACCGAGTAGCATCCGGTGCATCGATGTCCGAACGTGTCTATCTGCATCAACGGGATGGCGAACAGTTGTGCACGCATACCCGTCGTCGCTCAGATGCCACTTGAACTTCGAAAGGAGATCGAAGTCCTCGTCGTCGACGAAGGTGACGCGACCATGCGTAAGGGGGATCGTTTTCATGACGTCCGGGCGCTCGTTACGCGGCCTGCTTGCCGTCGGCGATCTGCTGGGCGGCTTCCGCGAAGGCGTCGGCTTGTCCGTTTTTGGCGCCTTTTTTGAGGCGCCCGGCGCGTGCCGGCTTCTCTACCTTTTCGTGCTGCTCGGCCGGCTCGTCGTCGTCCGGATCGGTGTCGATCGTCCCGGTGATCTCGCTCTGCAGCACCGTGCAGATACGCGCGACGTCGGCTTCGTCCGGGTGGCACTGCACCCGCGCGTTGAAGGTCGTGGTGCCGCCTTCCTTCGGCCAGAACTTGATCTCGTTGATCTTCGCCTCGGGAATCACGATGTCTTTCGACTCGTCTTCGCCGTGGTGCACGCGGAACAGGCCGTCCTCGAACTTCTCGGCCCACTTGTACGGCGCGACCAGGTGCTCGAATCGGAGGTTCGGGAAGTCGGTGACGCGCTCGACGCCGTCGAGGTCGTCCTGCGCCGGGCCGGTCGGCGACTTCCAGTAGAACGTCTGGAGCAGCCGGTTATCGAGCTTGTCGAGCGCGCGGTTCGACTGGTTGAACTCGAGGCCGATGTCCATGGCGAGGCGGTGCTCCTCGCCGTTCAGCTCCTGCCGGACATTGACGCTCGTGACCTTCATCTTGATCTTGAAAAAGCGGAATTCGGACATGACGATCCTTTCGGGGTGAAGATGCGGTTACGCGGCGGCTTCGAGGCGCGACAGTTCGGCCTGAAAGTCGAGGGTGACGAGCAGGGCGGCCGTCTGCGCGTGCGTGGCGCCGTAGTGCTCGGCGAGGACGTGGATCACATCGGCAGCGGTAGGGCGCGGGATGCGGCGCGGTGCGGCAGCACGCGCAGCACCTGCCTGCGGTTCAGTGGCGCGCGACACGGCGGCGGCCGGCGCCGCGTCGTTGGCCGGTGCGGGCGTGGTCGGTGCCTGATTCGCGGCAGCAGCCTGCGCGGCGGCGCGCGCTGCGGCCGCTGCTTCGTCTGCCTTGCGCTGTTCTTCCTTCGCGGCTTCCTGCCGCTTGTGCTCGTCGATGCGCGCGTTCACCGCGAGCTGGAAGTCGTCGGCCGGCTTCTGGATGAGCTGCTGCAGGTCGCGGAAAAGGAACGCGTGCTCGCCGGCGTGCGTGCGGTACCAGTCGAGCTTCGCGCGCAGCTCGCGCGCGGCGGCGTCGGCGGCGATCTTGCCGTTCGCGACTGCGGTGTCGATCGCTTCGTGCAGGCTGGCGAGCGTGCGCTTGTTCTTCGCGGCCGTGACGAAGTCCGGTGCCGGCAGTGCGAGCGATACGTCGATGAGCTCGGCGTTCAGCGCTGCGACGTGGTCGGCGTATGCCTTGCGGCCGTCGGCCACGATCGCGTCCTTGATCTCGCCCTTGCGCTTCGTGACGAGCTTGTCGAGCGCCAGGCGCTTCTCGCGGAGCTGCGTGCGGATGTGGTCGAGCGTGCGCATCAGCTCGTCGATGCTGGCCGTCTGGCTGATCGCGGCGTTCTTCGCGACTTCGAGCTCCTTCTCAGCCTTCTCGCAGAACTTCACCGTCGCATCGGCGTTCGCGAAGTCCTCGTCGGTCTGCAGGTCGGTCTTGATCGACGCGATGAATTTGTCGGCCGCCGCCTTGAAGCCGGGCAGGTTGCTCGCGACGACTTCGCCGCGGATCTGCACGGCCAGCGTCGGCAGGCTCATGATCGCGTCGGCCTTCGGCGCTTCGCGGATATCGCGCGGCTCGTACGCGGCGAGGTCTTTCTGGAACTGGGCCCAGCCGGCGCGGATGCGGTCGAACCAGGCTTCGTCGGGCGCGATCTCGATCGACACGAACCGATCCGGCGTGCCGTCCGAGCAGACGAAGATCAGGCGGTCGGCGCCGGTCACCATCAGCACCTGCTGCGCCTGCGGCCAGTGCTCCTCGGGGAGTTCGCCGGCCTCGATCGACGCGGCCAGCGCCTCGTTCCACTGCTTATGCTCGAACGCGACGTGGTCGCCCATCGTCAGGCCGTCGCACGACGCCGACATCCGGCCGAGCGAGTAGGTGACCGGGTACAACTCCTCGCCGATCATTTCCTCGACGAGCGGCCGCGCGAGCGCTTCGACTTCGTGGCCGTGATCGAGGATGTGCTCCTGCACCCAGTCGCTGAATTCCTTCGGCGTGCCGGTCTTCTTCATGTGCAGCAGCTCGTTGCGCTTCATCTTCGTGGAAAGGCCGAGCATGGCCGCAGCTTCGCTCGCGCCGAAGTGGAGGAGGCGGAACTCTTCCCACTCTGGCGTGCCCTGCACGAGTTCTTGGACGGTACGTTCAGTCATTTTCATGGCTCCAGCTGTCGATGGTCAGCTTCTGGTCTTCGGTGAGGGGGGCGCCGCGGGACTCGATGAAGGCGATCAGCGCGGCCGGGCTTTTGCGCCCCGACTTCACCGTCTCTCGCCACTGGTCCTTGTTGGCGACGAACTTCTTCTGGTCATAGAACGCGGGCTGCTCGCCGCTGGCCTGCTGTTGGCGCGCGGGAGCAGCGCGGCCGCCGCGCTGCTCTTTGTCCTTTCTGGGAGTGCCGACTTCTTCACCCTGCGTGCCGGCGCCCGGCTGCCCGTCCGCGCCGCCGGCGCCGTCGTCGTCTTCATCCTTCGTCGACATGCCGGTCGCTGCGAGCAGCGTGTAGCGCTGGAGGTAGGTGATCGTGCTGGCGGCCTGCTGGATTGCGTTCTTCTTGCCGCTGTTGTCCGGCGCGCCGCTCATCGTCACCATCTTCGAATGGCCCATGACGTGCGTCACGACGCAGTCGACGGTGATCGTGCCGTTGCCCTGGTGGATGTCCCAGTCGAACGACAGACCGTGCTTCGCCATCGCCGGCGCGATAGCGGCGGTCACGTCCGACAGTTCGGCGTGCTTGTAGCCGACGAAGTCGCCATCGCGTGTCGTGTAGCCGACCTGCTTGCGTTTGTAGATCTCGACCGGCTCGCGCTTGAACGCGGCCATCGCGGTGACGAACGCTTTGCGTGCCTCGTTGGCTTCCCAGCGCTCCTGCAGCTGCATCAGCTTTTCAAGGCGGTCGAGGTCGGCGTTGTTCTCGACCGCGATTCGCAGCAGATCGCCAGGCGTCGCGGTTGCGAGCGCGGTGCGCTGCGGCGCGGGCGCTGATGGATGCGCGACGGCCGGTGGCTGCGCGTTGCGCGGCTCGGTGGCTTCGGTTCCGGCGAGTTCGACGTCGACGACGTCGGCCATGGTTGCGGTTTGCATACGTAGCTCCGTGTGCGTCAGGCCGTGCGCGCGGCGGCGAGCTGCCACCGGAGCAGGTCCGAGTTCGTGTGGTCGATCTCGCTGGCGACGTAGAGCGCGGCGAACACGATCAGGATCGCGGCGGCCATCGTCAAGCGAGGGTGTTTGGCGTGAAGTCGGTCGAGCCAGCGCATCACGAAGCCCTCCGGGGCTGCTGCAGCGCGAGCGCTTCGATGGTCAGCATCGTGCGGAACAGGATCTGCTGCGTGACGAGCGGGTCGCTCACAGTCACCGCGCCGAGCGCCGCCTTGCTGATCAGCATCTCCAGCACCTTCGGGATCGCGGCGGCGTCGCCGAACGCGCCGCATGCCTTCACGTAATCGCCGATCGCTTGTTCGGCGAGTTCGCCGCAGGCGGCCGGCGGTAGAAGCGACGCGGGTCGCGGTTCGCGATAGAAGCGGTTGTTCTTCATGCTCATCACGCACCTCCCATCGGCCGTTCGATCTGCATGCGCCCGGCCTTGATGAGCGCCGCGTCGAGCGCCATCCGCACGCCGCTCGTGAGCAGCGGCTGGCGCCGCTCGCGGCGCGCCGCATCGTCGTCGGCGGCGATGATTTCGAGGACCATTGCCAGGTCGGGGCATGCTTCCATCAGCTGCCTGTCAGCGTCGCTGATCGTGAGTTCGACGGTGCCGCCGTAGCAGAACTTGCAGCAGCTGACCTTCGCCTCAAGCACCGATTCGTAGTGGCCCGGCGCTCTGCTTTCCAGGCAGTTGCCGACCCATTCCCACGGGCCTGGCGAGTGATTCGTCGTGTTCATCAGGCCACCTTCACGTAGGCGTAAGTGCGGGCTACCGCTCGCGGCATCCAGCCGGCGCTGATCGGCACGCGCGGCGTGCGCGTCAGGCGCGCGATCATCCACGCGCGGCGCTGCCGGCGGTTCAGGTGCGCGGCGTACCGGCGCAGGGAGGGGCGGAGGGCCATCGGGCTCACGACGTCGCCCCGTTCTCGATCGCAAGCAGAGACTGGATCTGCGCGTTGATGTCGGTAACGCGGGCGTTGAACTCGGCCTGCAGCTCCTTCTTTTTGCGCTCGAGGTTCGCGACGATCCCCACGCGCAGGTCGAGGTCGTCGGGGACTTCGACTTCGAATTCGTGCGGCGCGACCATGACCACCTTCTCGTCGTACTTCGTCACGTCGTATTGCGCGAACGAGAACATCAACGATGTGTTGTGAAGCCGCTCGGCAAAAATGAAACCCTTGATCTGCACTTTCATGTCACACCTCGGTTGCCTGTGGTGGTTGGAGTCGTTGTGTCGCTCGACCCTCAGGGGATGGCCCTCACTGCGCCGCCCGCCGGCGGCTCCACGCTTTGGCTGCGCGTAGATCCGGTTGCCGGCTAGGAAAACGCCGCTGGCTCGGTGCACGTTCGTAGCTGCGGAGGCCATCCGCTGAAGGTGCCGGTTACCCTCGTCCGGCGCCGCGCTTCGTTGGCGGCGGCTGGCGGACACGCCCGGCGTCCGCGACGGCCCGGGCCTGCAACTTCCGCCCGGGTGCTCGGCGTGCGTCAGGTGGCGGCCGGCGCGTCTTCGACCTTCGTGTACGGGTGCTTCTTGTCGTACGGCTTGATGTGCTTGCCGAAGTGCGAGCCGATCGACTCGGCCGCCTTGAGCGCTTCGAAGTCCTCGACGCTGAAGTTCGCGTAGTGGTACAGCGACGTCGGTGCGCCGGAGGTGCGGTTCTTGAAGCGGATCGCGAGCGTGTTCGTCGCGGGGTCGTGGCCGATCGCGTGGATCTGCGACGATTCGACTTCCTGCACGGGAATGTGCGGGGCGGTGGTAGCGGTATTCATGTCTGCCTCTCGGTCTAGTGGAACAGCGGGTACTGCTGCGCGGCGCGGCCGCGCGTTACAACGACTGCACGTGGTTGATCACCTGCTGGACGGTCTGCAGCCTTTCCTCCTGGTCCTCCGTGATCTCGATGCCGAACTCGTCTTCGACGCTCATCACGATCAAGAGCGCGTCGAGTCTGTCGGCGCCGAGGTCATTCACGATGTGCGCTTCGTTTCGCACTTCGGAGACGTCGATGGCGAACTGATCGGCGACGATCTTCTTGACGCGTTCCTCGACGTTTGCGTGTTGCACAGCGCTCAAGGTGTTTCTCCAGTTGGACGGCGGTTGGTGGATCAGCGCGGCCGCACCATTCGGCCGCCGCTGTACGCGGCTTCGATGCGCATGGCCCGGCACTGCGGCAGGTCGTGCAGCGTCAGCACCTGGTACGTGCGACCGTCGAAGCCGAGGAATCGGATGTGTCCGTCCAGGCTCTTTCGGGCCGCTCGATGGGATGCTTTCGTGACTCGCATGTCACACCTCGACATTCAGGCGCCGCGCGCGTCGGCGTACCCGGCGCGGTAGGCGGTATCGAACACACTGCAGGGCGCGAACGGGCGGCCGAGCATCCGGTCGTTCCACCCGCGCTGGTACGAAGCGATCGCGTTCACGTCAGGCCTCGGCCGCGATCAGGCCGTGCTGCTCGGCCAGCTGCTGCGCGAGCTCGCGCTCGCCCGATGCCGCGTAGCTGATCGCTCGCGCGGCGGCGTTCATCTGCACGTGGTCGTCGCGCTGGTACGCGTCGGCGTGAGCGTGCTTCAGTGCGGAAAGCAGATCGGGGTGCATCGTCTTTCTCCTGTAGCGGGAGGGGTTAGGCGCGGGCCGTCTTCGCGATGGTCTCGACGCGACGCGCGATCCGATCGGCCGCATCTTCTGCGTCGCGCTGCGATACGCCCGGAATTTCCAGAAGATGCTCAAGAGCGATCGACTCGACGCGCTCACGGGTAACGTCGGCGAAACGCTCGTTGAACACGCGGCAGGCGTTTTCGAAGTCGGCGTCGAACTGTTGCGCGGCGTGATGGCCGTCGATGTACTGGCGCAGTTCCGTCTTGTTCATCTGCCAGAAGAGACGTTCGGCTTGCGGCTTATCGGTGCGAATCAGTGCGTTCATCGTCGTTCCCCTTCGTGGTTGCGTTGATCAGCGCGGCTGCGTCGCGACGATCGCGGCGTGAATCTGGTCGGCCACGGCATGCAGCTCGCGGTTCACGACGCTGCCGATGACCGCTGCAACGGCGAGAACGAGAAGGACGATTGCGATGTGCTTCATGGCCGGCTCCTGCTGATCTGTGGAGGTGGTTTGCCTCCCTCGTTGGACTGAACTATACGTCAACGAATAGAAATGTCAATGCGTGAATGAATAGATTTTCGCGGGCAACGTCCGGGCGTGAAAAAAGCCCACTGACGCGGAATCAGATGAAAAAAGCCCCGCTCGGGGCGGGGCTAGGTCTTGAGGGTGATGCGCGGGTTATCGATGCGGCTTGTGGTGGTCGGCCGTCTGCGAGTCTGAGACTTTCGGAATGATGGTGCAGCGACACCCGAGTTTGTGGGTGCAACCTTTCAATGGAACCTCGGGGCCGTCGTCAAGGTGGTATGGGCCGCGAGGGAATGTCTTGCAGAACCCGCACGAATCTCTCGCATGGACGATCTCGAAGCCCTGGACAACATCAGATTCGCGCCATTCCTGAAGCTTCCGGACTGTGTACATGTGGAACTCCAGCATTCGTATTGCGACTTCCGTAACCATCCCTGAGCTGAGACTGATGTGACGGTATTCAGCGACGCGCGGGACGTGGCCGCCAAAAGCTTGGATTGCAATTGGCAACAATTGCTCGAACTCTTCCTGCGTGAGGTCGTTGAGATAAGCCGGACGCTCGGAATAGTGCAATCCAGCGTGAAGGTCAATTCGCTCCCAATAGGGAAGCGGTGGTCGAACTGGATCAGCCGAGTGTGCCACAGGCACGTTGCTCGACATCAATTCGTCGTGAAATCGTTTCTCGGACGCTCCGAAAGCGCGCTTTAACCAAACGCGGACGGTTTCCCAGATAAACGCCATCACGGTCTCCGGAGTTACATATCGAGTTCGGCCTGGATGCTTGTGACGATCGCGGTTTCCCAGTCTTGTCCTGTGATCTGGACCATGGACCGCTTCAGGCTTTCGACTTCGACCGTGTACACGGGCGCACCTGGCCGGTTCGGCGAAATGAAAACGCCCACGACCTCACCCCATGTGGCAATGCCGGCTCGTGCCTCGGACCGGATCAAGCCGCGGGCCTTGTCGCTCTCCACGATCGTGAGATTCCGGCTCATGCTGCGGACCGCCGCCTTCCAGATCTCGTCGTATGTCTTTCCCTGCACGAGAAACTTGCGGCCGCTACCGGGTTGAAGGCTGTCGACGGTCGCGCACGAGGGAAGGGCGGCGACAGTGGCGAGAAGTAACAGGAACCGGCGCCGCGCGCCGGATGGGCTTTTGATCTTTCCCACGTTGGTCCCCTGGTCAAACTGCTTTTTATTCGGAGCAAAACCGCAGCAGCTTCGATCCCAAAATGATCCACGGTTCCAGGAGAGAGAAGGCGTTGTGCTCGTTGACCTCCACCAGCCCGAAATCGATTTTGTTTCCTTTCAAGTCGATGTACAGATGCGTCGCGCCATCGTCAAAGCGCGACGGTGGCGCGGCGGCTCGCTCGCGCGGCGGCTCTCGCCCGCGCCGATAATCAGCCAGCACCACGACATTGTCATGTGCCGGTTCCCCGTTTCCGTGATCCACGTCGTGCTCTCGGCGTCATGCTGAGATGTTCGGTGCCGCGCGATTCAACGGTAACCCCAAGCCTGAAAACGCTGATCAGAGCATTCAGCGTCTCTTCCGTTACGCGCCCCTCGGCGACGGCCGCCAGCAACTCGTCAGCGAACCGTTGCGCGATCTGTTGGAGATCATTATTTACTCTGAGGGATGAATCCGGAGAACTGGGGTTTACGACCTCTTCAGTATTTCCTGAATTTGCCGTGGGGTCACGCCATTTCGCCTCGACCAGCGTTGTTCTGCCGTCTCGGTCGATGATGACGTTGTCTGCAACGTACTTCGGGCCGCGCTCAGTGAGCAGCCATTCACAGGTAACGCCGAACGGGCGCGCCAACTTCACGACGGTTTCCATCTCCGGCGCGCTGGATTTCTTGAGCAATCGGCTGATCGTCGGCTGCGGGACGCCAGACGCACGGGAAAGTGCGCTCTGACCTCTGGTGCCGCTAAACAGCGAGTGCGCCTGCATCAGCTCGTCCAAGCGGTCACCGAATCCTCTATCGGTAGTCTCGTTCATGGCCCGGACTATGCGAGCGTGCATAGGATCGGTCAAAGACACATTCATTTGCGCATTGACATCTATTCAACCGTGTATAGAATGCAGTGCATGGACACGTCGACACCTACTCAACTGCTGGCCGATATCAAGGCCAAGACCAAGCTCAGCGAGATCGCAATCGCTGAGCGGCTTGGCACGTCGCAGCCGACAGTCAATCGGATCCTCCGCGGTAAGTCGGAATGCAAGTCGGGAACGTTGCTCGCGATCCAGAGGTGGCATGGCGAACTCGCGCTCGAACCGACTGCGGAGGGTGACGCCAATCGAAAAGCGGGCGAAACCGTGACCTGACAACGCATCGAATTCTCTGCGGCGCGCATGCGCTGCGAGCACCAGTGGTCTCCTCGCGCAAACCCCGTGCGCGTTGGTTCGCCCCGCTCTAGGGCGGGGCTTTTTTACGCCTGAACCGTCCGCGTTGTGCGGGCGGTTCTTCGAAAGTCCGGGGGCGGGGTGGTCGTGGTGCATGCGGCTTCCTTCGCGTAGTTCACGGACCTCATGGTCCTTTTTTTGGGCCGCAACGAGAAACCCTAGGAACCCCTAACTATATGGGGAGCAAGGGGAAAGACGGGGTGCGGCATCCGACAAAACCAAGCGGGGGGCGCTTCGGCGCTATCTGGATGCAGACCAAATTGTTCTACGAAGACGAGCATGAGGCGCTTCAGCTCATGGTCTCGAACAGCGGGAAGACGATCAAGGAAGTCGCATCGTTCCTCTGGCCGGACATGAAACCCGAGAGCGCATACGCGAAGTTGAAGACGTGCCTGAACCCGAAGGGCGACGAGAGCCTGCGCTTCGGCCAGGTGATCGCGCTGATGCGCTTCTGCAACAGCTACGAGCCGCTGGAGTACGCGTGCGACGAAACGATGCACGCGCGGCCGGACCGGAAGGCACCGGAAGACGACGTCGTGAAGCTGACCGAGACGATCCAGTCGGCCGCCGACGTACTCACGAAGGCATCCGCAGCGCTCGAGCGAATTCAGGCTCAGGCGCTCGCGATGGGCACCGTGAAGAGGGCAGCATGAAATCCCAGACCGCGACCGGGCGTGCGCTCGAGCAACGCATTGCCGAGCTGAAGCTGACGCGCGACGTGTATCCAATCGCCGACCCGCGGCTCGCCGAGGTGTCGGAAATCCTTCATCGAATCTGCGCAGCAACAACGCTCGAGGCGGCCCGCTGGATGGCCGGCGACGCACTCGTGCAGCTTCGGGCCTACGCCACATCTTGCAGTCAGGACGGGTGCCATGGGGCGAATTAGGACCGTGAAGCCTGAGCTCTTCACGCACGAGGATCTGTTCGAAGCCGAACAGGAGACAGGCCTCCCGCTTCGCGTCGCATTCATCGGCCTGTTCACATGCGCTGACCGCGAGGGCCGCTTCAAATGGCGCCCGCGCACCCTGAAACTTGCCGTACTACCTCACGATGAAGTCGACTTTTCACGCGTGCTTGACGCGTTAATCACGCGTGGATTTGTCGTGAAGTACGCGTCGGAAACGGGTGAGGAAATCGGCCTCATCCCGACCTTCACGAAGCACCAGGTCATCAACAACCGGGAAACGCCGTCCGACCTGCCTCCGCCTCCCGCTGACCTTGATCTGACGGGCGTTTCGACGCGTGCCCCCACGCGTGATTCACGCGTCGATGACGCGTCAAACACGCGTGCTCAGGGGAAGGGAAAGGAAGGGAAGGGAAAGGAAGGGAAAGGAAAGGAACTGGAAGGGAACAATTCCCCCCATACCCCCCTTTCGGGGGGCAACGAGTCTGATGCGGGTGATTTGCTCGGTGACGGCGGCACGAAGCAGAAACGCGAGCGCAAGCCGACCATCGCATTGCAGACGTTTCTCGCCGACTGCAAGGCCAAGGGCGAAAAGCCTATCCCGCCTGCTGATCCGGTCTTTGCGTACATCGCCCGCGTCGGTATTCCCCGCGAGTTTTTGCAACTGCACTGGCTCGTGTTCAAAGCCCGATACACATCGCCGGGAGCGAAGCGATACAAGGACTGGCGCGCGGCGTTCCGGAAGTCGATCGAGGGGTGCTGGTTCAAGCTCTGGTTCATGCGACCGGATGGCACGTGTGAACTGACCACGCAAGGCCTGCAAGCCCAACGCGAGCACGGAAGGGAGGCAGCGTGAACGACAACCGCTATACCGCGTTCCTGCGCCAGAAGATCCGTATGGCGAAGTTCGAAGGGTTCGACGTGTTGCCCGACGAGATCAACCCGAGGCTCAAGCCGCACACGCGCGACATCGTGCGCTGGGCGTTGAAGGGCGGCCGGCGTGCCGTGTTTGCCTCGTTCGGCCTGCACAAGACAGCGACGCAGCTCGAGCTTATGCGCCTGATCGGCAAGCATCGGTCATGCCTGCGCGGCATCGTGATGCCGCTCGGTGTGCGGCACGAATTCATCGGGCAGGCTGCCGAGCATTTCACCGGCGAATGCAGTGTGCCGGTGCGGTTCATCCGCTCAGACAGCGAGATAGGCGACGAGCGCGAGGTCTACCTGACGAACTACGAATCCGTTCGCGACGGCAAGGTGACGCCGAGCCTCTTCGGTGCGGCTAGCCTCGACGAGGCGAGCATCCTGCGTAGCTACGGGAGCAAGACGTTTCAGGAATTCCTCCCGCTGTTCGATGGCGTCGAGTTCAAATTCGTCAACACGGCCACTCCGAGTCCCAACCGCTTCAAGGAGCTGATCCACTACGCGGCGTTTCTCGGCGTGATGGACAGCGGTCAGGCACTCACGCGCTTTTTCCAGCGCGACAGCGAGAAGGCCGGGAACCTGACGCTGTACCCGCACAAGGAAGAGGAATTCTGGCTGTGGGTCGCAAGCTGGGCGGTGTTCATCCAGCGTCCGAGTGACCTTGGCTACAGCGACGAAGGCTATGCGCTGCCAGAACTTGACGTGCGGTACCACGAGGTGCCGACCGACTACGCGAAGGCTGGCACAGACCGCGACGGCCAGGTGCTGATGTTCCAGGATCCGGCGCTCGGTCTGAGCGCGGCTGCAGCCGAGAAGCGCGATAGCCTGCCGGCACGCATCGCGAAGGTGACGGAGATCGTCGACGCTGATCCTGCTGATCACTTCGTTATCTGGCACGACCTTGAGACGGAGCGCCATGCGATACAGGATGCGTTGCCGGATGCCGTCAGCGTATGGGGCACGCAGGACCTCGACGAGCGCGAGCAGCGGATCGTCGACTTCGGCCACGGCGCGTACCGCCTTCTATCGACGAAGCCGGTCATTGCTGGCTCGGGCTGCAACTTCCAGCGGCACTGCCATCGCGAGATCTTCGCGGGCATCAGCTTCAAGTTCAACGACTTCATCCAGGCAATCCACCGCGTTCAACGCTTCCAGCAGCCGCACCGCGTGCGCATTGACATCGTGTACAGCGAGGCCGAGCGAGAGGTGCTGCGAACGCTGCAGCAGAAGTGGGCGCAACACGACCAGATGGTGCAGAAGATGACCGAGATCATTCGCAAGTACGGACTCAACCAGCTCGCGATGCAGGAGACGCTCGCGCGCTCAATCGGCGTCGAGCGTATCGAAGTGGTCGGAGATCGATTTTCAGTCGCGAACAACGACTGCGTGGAAGAGGCAAGTCAGCTGCCGGACAACCACGTCGACCTGATCGTGACATCGATCCCATTCGCGAACCACTACGAGTATTCGCCGAGTTACAACGACTTCGGACACACCGAAGACAACGACCACTTCTGGCAGCAGATGGACTTCCTGACGCCGCAGCTGCTGCGCATCCTGAAGCCGGGCCGCATCTACGCCTGCCACGTGAAAGACCGCATCTTGTTCGGCAACGTAACCGGCGCCGGCATCCCAACGGTCAGCCCGTTCCACGCCGAGGCGTTATTCCACGGCCGCAAGCACGGCTTCGACTACTGCGGGATGATCACCGTCAACACCGACGTCGTGCGCGAGAACAACCAGACGTACCGCCTCGGCTACACCGAGATGTGCAAGGACGGCTCGAAGATGTCCGTCGGCTCGCCTGAATACGTGTTGCTGTTCCACAAACCACAAACCGACCGCACGAAGGGATACGCCGACGTGCCGATCCGCAAGTCGAAGGACGAGTACAGCTTGGCGCGCTGGCAGATCGATGCGCACGCTTTCTGGCGCTCGAGCGGCGACCGGCTGCTGACCGCCGAAGAACTCGCGGCGCTCGGACCTGATCAGCTCGCGAGCCTGTTCACGAAGTACACGCTCGCGAACGTGTACGACTATGAGTTCCACGTCAAGATCGGTGAGGAACTTCAGGCTCGCGGCGCGCTGCCGTCAACGTTCATGAGCCTCGCACCCGGCTCGCATCACCCGGACATCTGGCATGACGTCACGCGCATGCTGACGCTCAACGGCGAGCAGGCCAAGAGAGCAGTCGAGAAGCATGTCTGCCCGCTGCAGTTCGACATCGTTGATCGCCTGATCGAGCGCTACAGCAACCCCGACGAGCTCGTGTATGACCCGTTCTGCGGACTCGGCACCGTGCCGTACCGCGCGATCCTGAAGGGACGGCGCGGCGGCGGATCGGAGCTCAATCCGACTTACTTCATGGATCAGGTGCATTACCTGAAAGCGGCCGAGCGGCAATTTGCGATGCCGTCGCTGTTTGACGCCGTCGAGGATGCAGCATGAACGCCACCGACCAGTACTTCGAGGACGGCGTGCGCGCCGTGCCGCAGAGCATCGAAATGGAGCAGTCGGTGTTGGGCGCGCTGATGCTCGACAACGATGCGATTGACCGGATCGGCGAGCTGCGCGCCGAACACTTCTTCCGATACGAGCACAGGATCATCTTCGAAGGGATCACGAAGCTGATCGTCAGCGGCCGATCAGCTGACGTCATGATGGTGTTCGAATGGCTTGGATCGAGCGGCCACCTCGAAAAGACGGACGGCCTGCCGTATCTGAACTCGCTGGTGCAGCACACGCCAGGCTCCGCCAACATCGCGCGGTACGCGCAGATCGTCATCGACCGCGCGAAGATGCGCCAGCTCATCGCGGCGGCTGACGAGGTGCAGGCCGAGGTTTTCAACCGGAACGGGAAAAGCGTCGACGAGCTTATCGCCTTCGCTCAGCAGAAGTTCGAGCCGCTGTCCGATGGCCGCACTGACGGCCCGAAGGGCGTCGGTGAATACCTGACGGAGGTGGTTCAGCGCCTCGACCAGGAATACCACGGCGCCGCGCCCGTCGCGATCTCGACGGGCCTTAGCGACCTCGACTTCAAGCTCGGCGGCGGAATCAACGGTGGCGACCTGATCATCATCGCCGGGCGCCCCTCGATGGGTAAGACGGCTCTGGCGATGGCGATCGGCGAGCATGTCGCCGGGCACGAGGGAGCCGTCGCGATGTTCTCGCTCGAGATGCCCGGCAAGCAACTGATGCAGCGCGCGATTGCGCGGCATGGCGACCTGCCGCTGCATCTGGTCCGCAACGGATCGCGGATGACCGATGCGGACTGGCCGAAACTCACGCACGCGGTGCAGGTGATCTCCGAGATGCCGCTCATGATCGACGACAGCGCAGGCTTGTCGCTGCCCGAGGTTGCGAGCCGCAGCCGCGCGGTGAAGCGGAAGGTCGGCCTGAAGCTGATCATCGTCGACTACCTGCAGCTGATGACGGGCGGTCCGGACGAGCGCCACGACTTGCGCATCGGCAGCTACTCGGCTGGCCTGAAAGCGCTCGCGAAGCAGCTCGATGTGCCGGTGATCGCGCTGTCGCAACTGAACCGCGGCCTTGAGCAGCGCCCGAACAAGCGCCCGCTGATGTCCGACCTGCGCGACTCCGGCGCGCTCGAGCAGGACGCGGACACGATCATCTTCGTCTACCGCGACGAGGTCTACCACGAGAACTCGTCGGAGGCCGGCATCGCCGAGGCAATCATCGCGAAGCAGCGCAACGGCGCGCTAGGCACCGCGTACCTGTCGTTTGTTCACGAGAAGGCGATGTTCGGTGATCTCCCGATGGGATATGTGCCGACGCCGCGTCAAAAGCCGCGGCAACCGCGGGAGGAAGGCTGCGAATGATCACGACCGAATTTGACGTCGCGCCGACGCCTGTGCGCGCGCCGACCTTGAACATCCTCGCGCTGGACCTCGGCACGAGCTGCGGCTGGGCGCTGGCGCGCGGCGCCGACGTGACGTACGGCACGAAGAACCTCGCGGCGCGTGCGAAGGACGGCCCCGGCCAGCGTTGGCTGAAGTTCCGCGCGATGCTCGGCAACCACTACGCGGCCGCCGGCGAGATCCACGCCATCTACTACGAGCACGTCAGCGCGCACGGCCCGCGCGAGCGGCCGAACGTTATCGCCGCGCACGTGTACGGCGGCTTTCTCGCGCACCTCGAAGCGTGGTGCGACGTGCAGCGCGTGCGCTTGGTGCCGGTGTCGGTCGGCACGGTGAAGAAGGTGTGGACGGGGCGCGGCAACGCGAACAAGGACGCAATGATTGCCGAGGCGCGCAAGCGCGGGTTCAAGGTCGGCGCCGACGAAGACGATACGGCTGACGCGCTGGCGATCCTGCACCTCGGCCTGAAGCAGGAGGGCGTTTGATGGGCGTGCCATGGACACCTGAGGAGGACGCGATCGTGCGCGAGATATGGGCAAGCGACCAGACGACGAAGGCTTTGGCGCATCGTCTTCCGAATCGGTCGGTAAATGCGATACGTCAGCGCATGACCGACCTGAAACTCTCACGCCGCGGTGGCGCCGCGCGGTCGCACTTTCGGTGGTTGGAGGGTTTGATCGTCGCCGAGTTGGGGAAAGGGCGGCCGCTTACGCCACACCAACTGGCCGAGCTCACCGGCGGATCGCTCGCGCGTGTTCGTGAGCTCCTGCGCATGGGACACGGTGTGAAGTTCTTCATCGCCGGCTGGTCGCGTGTTTCGGATCGCGGTTGCTTGCTGCCGAAGTGGGCGCTGGGCGCTGAAGACGATGAAGCCAAGCCGCCCCGCATGACGAAGCGAGCTGCAAACGCGAAGTACCAGGCGGCGCTGCGCGCGCGGCGCGATGGCGATAACCCGTTCCACGTAGCAATGGCTCAGGTGAGCCAGAAGGCTGCCTGATGGAGCGCCTGATCATGGACGGCCGCATTGCCGACGTTCCGGCCGGACGCCCGGTCGCACTGCAGTGGCGCGAAGGATACGCGGTGCTCGCCGCGTTCGGCCGGCGCGCGCACTGGTTCCGGCGCGAGGCGCCGCGCGCGGTTTCGATCGACGGCGTGCCGCAGTTGGTGACGCCGGTGTCGACGGCCTGCGGCCACACCCGGTTTGAAGTCGGGCCGGCCGGGCTGCTCGAGCGCGGCGAATTCGAAGTGTGTCAGCGCTGCGCGGCGGCGCGCGGGGAGGGAACGTGAACTGCAAACCTGGTGATCTGGCGTACCTCGTTGCATCCGACTTTCAGGAAAACATCGGTCGAATTGTCGAGGTTACGAAACAGGGGTGGATGGAGGACGGGCGCTGGGTATGGACAGTGATTTCGTCGGCGCCGCTGACTGGATGGATTCTTGAGCCATTGAGCGTCGGACGTTCGACGATGGTGAACGTCTTCGATGACGAGCTGCGCCCGATCAGCGGCGTGCCCGTGACCGACGACGTCAAAGACGAGGTGCCGGCATGAGCGGATTCGTGATCCAGCTTGGCGTCGACGGCGTCTACACGAAGCAGGGTGGCCCAGCACTTCAGCCGCGGCAGCCTGTGCTGCTCAACCAAGGCGTGTTCGAACTGCCGCAGTACTGCGAGGAATCGCGCGGCGAAGTGCTGGTCGCGCGCGAGTGGCGGATCCCGTTCGGCTTTGGGCACTTCCTCGTGCGCGAGTTCCTGCCGGTCGCCGAGGCGCCGAAAGCGGGGTGGCCGTGGTGACAGTTCCCTTCGATGGCCGGACGTTCGACTTGGTCTGGTGGGACGAGTGCGCTATCGCGCCGACGTGCCTCGTGATTCCGCCCGCGAACCGGTGGGCCGCGACGCGCGCGCTGCGCTATCGCCGGCGCCCGGTCCAGCGCACCGCGAGCATGCGCCGCGCGCGGAAGCTGAAGTACAGGTGGTACCGATGACTGCGCGCCTGATCGGCATCCCGAAACTGCTCACCTTTCGCAGCGAACGCCTGCGCCGCGCCGTCACGATGCTGCCGTGCATGCAGTGCGGCATCGAAGGCCACACGCAGGCGGCGCATGCGAACTACGGCAAGGGCGGCGGCCTGAAGGCGAGCGACGCTGCGCTCGCCGCGCTCTGCTGCGACCGGCCCGGCGTCCGCGGCTGTCACGCGCTGCTCGACCAGGGCGGCGTGCTGCCGAAAGCCGAGCGCCGCGCGTTCGAGATGGAGATGGTGGCGAAGACCTACATCGCGCTGATGGAGCGCGGCTTACTGGAGGTGTCGAAGTGAAACGATGGTTCAACATGCTGGCGCTCGACGCGCTGATGGGCGGTTGCTTCTATCTCTGGCGCGTGACGGGTCTAGACGGCGCGCGCAACGTGCTGCTGCTGATCGGTTGGCCGCTGGCGATCTGCTTCCTGCTCGTCGGGATGCTCTCCGATGTCAAAGACACCCCGAGGGAAAGCGCTCTGCGGGAGGTGTACGGCACTCTTTCGAATTTCGTGATCGTCTGCGCTTTCGCATGGTTCGGCGATCGTTGGCTGGCTGCGTGCTGGCTCATCGGCTTCGTCCTGCTGCGCGCGCGGCTGCACGCGGCCCGCATGAAGGAGGCTGCGTGATGCACAAGCGCCTCTACATCATGTCGCCGGCCGAGTACGAGCTGTTCACCCTGCAATGCAACCCGCCGGCGCTGCTCGTCGTGCAGCGCGGTGGCGAGGTTTGCTGGAACCGCACCGAGGGGGCCGAGGCGTTCTGGACTGCGCTCGGCGAGGTGAACGGCTTCGACTGGACGACCGCCGAGGCGTGCGATGGCCTGCACGTCGCCTACTACCGCGCGGTGCCGAAGGAGGCGTCATGACCTGCATCGTGGCGTTGCGGCACGCTGACCGCGTGTACATGGGCGCCGACTCGGCGGGCGTGGCTGGCTTGACTCTTTGGGAGCGTGCTGACCCGAAGATATATCGGGTGGGACCGTACCTGATCGGCTTCACCACATCCTTCCGGATGGGGCAGTTGCTCGGCCACAGCCTGAAGGTTCCCGAGCAGCCCGACGACGTCGATACGTTCGCGTTCATGTGCACGACGTTCGTCGACGCCGTGCGCAAATGCCTGAAGGAAGGCGGCTATGCGATTCGCGAGAACGAGCGCGAGGCGGCCGGCACATTCCTGTGCGCATACCGTGGCCGCATCTTTCGCGTCGAGGGCGACTACCAGATCGGCGAGGGCGCGCTGAACTTCGACGCGTGCGGATGCGGCGAAGAAATCGCGCTCGGTTCGCTGTACAGCACGGCAGGAATGGACCCCGAGCAGCGTGTCAGGACTGCGTTGTGCGCGGCTCAGCGCTTCTCGGCCGGTGTGCGCGAGCCGTTTCTCATTCAGGTGTCGGCATGAGCACGATCGCCGCCTACGAGCCGCTGACGGACGCCGAATGGAAGTCGGTCGAGCCGCTGTTCAACACCTACGTCTATCAGCGCGGCGCGCCGGCGCGCTTCAGCGATCGCGTCTGCCTCGACGCCATCCTGCACGCGATGACGCTCGGCTGCGCATTCTCGGAACTGCCCGAGAACCTGGGCTACCCGAAGCGCCAGGCGCTGTACCGGCGCGCGGTGTCGATGCGGTCGTCGAAGGCGCTGCCGAAGGCGATCGCGATCCTGCGGCGCGACGGCCGCGCGCTGCCCGAGGAACCGGAGGTCGAGCTGGAACCGGAGAAGACGCCGGCCGCGCCGTGCAGCTTCGGCGCGCAGGCGTCGATCGAAGCGATGCAGGCGGCGGCGCGCGAGCGGCTGGAGCTCGGGCTGCCGCCGGACTGGAGGGACGATCATGGTCAAGCCGATTGAAGAGGCGTTCCAGCGGTCGATCGAGCGCGCCGTGTTGTCAGCCGCATCGAAAGATGACGATGCTCTGCTGACGGAACAGGAGCGGTTCGCGCTCGCCTTCGTCGCTCGCGTTCCGGTCGCGACCGAGACCATCGGCACCACTGTCCACTATCGCATCTGCGGCCTGGTTGGTTTCGCGAAGGTTTGCGGCCAGTGGCAGGTCTACCACCGGAGAGACGCCGATGTCTGACCGCCTCTTTCACGCGTTCATGCTGCGCTCGCCGATGGTCTGGGCGTCCGTCGTCCAGGTGGTGAAGGCGCACGCGCAGTCGTTCATCGACCGCGGCAAGCCGCTGATGGTGATCGTCACGAGCCCGGACCACGACGCGCTCGACTCGCAGCGCGCGTTCTGGCACGGCGTCGTGCTGCCGCGTATCGCCGAGGAAGTGCCGGACGACGACGGCGAGCTGCAGCCGACGACGTACTGGCACGAGAAGCTGGTGCTCGAATTCCTTGGCATGGCCGAGACGGTGAGCGACGGCGGGAAGATCCGGCGCACGCGCCGCTCGACCGCGCGCGGAAAGATCACGATCGGCGAGTACGCGGACCTGATCACGCGCACGCAGGCATGGGCCGCACAGCGAGGTGTCGAATGGGACTGAACAACTGGCTGACCTTCCACTTCGACGCGTTCTTCGGCTGCGCGCCGGCTGACACCTATTACGACCCGGTCGACGCGTGCGCGTGGCCGCAGGCGGACGGCGGTCGCGAAATTTGCAGTAAGGCTCCGGTGACTATGTTCTACCGCGTGAGCGGGACTGGAGTCGTCGAATTCATGTTCAGGCAGGCCACGCGCGACGTCATCTTTGACCTCGGCAGCGGACGCATCGACGCGAAGTATCTGCAGGACGTCCTGCGTGATCCGTACTTTTACATGGTCCAAGCGCTTACCGCGAAGGTCACGTTCCCGTCGCTCCGCACGTGCGAGCTCGAAATGCTTCCGAAGGAGGAGGACCCGCAATGTTCGAATGGCTGAAACGACTGGTCGCGCGACGCGAGCTCGAAGAGCTGGACCGCTGGCGCCGGCTGCACGAGAGCGTCCCGGAACTCCATCCCGAGCAGGTCGCGGGACCGTATGGCGGCCAACCTTGGACGCCGCCGAAGCGGTATCGCGGTCGCTTGGCCGGCGTTGAGCTGACGCCGCTCAGCGGCGCGCCGACCGTGCTGTTCTCGGAAACGCGTCGAGCGGAATACCACGCAGCCGCGCGGCAGCCGGAGCGCGACGCCGCGATGCGCGCTCAGTGCGAGCTGCGCGAGCGCGGCATCGACTACCGGTTCCTCGGCGTGACCGGAGAGGAGGATTCGTGAAGACGATGCTAGTACTGGCTGCGGCGGCCGGCGCCGTGGCGCTACTGGGGTGGTGGATCGTCCCGCTGGCCTACGGCGCGCTCGCCGTCCTGATCATGGATGCCCCGTTGGGCCCTCGCGGCCGCTGACGGCGATCGAAGATTCCGCCCACATCCCAACACCTACAACCGGACACGCAATGGACGCCATCTTCCGCTCCACCCAGCAAGCTCTCCACGTCGCCTACCTCGTCATGTCGGAGCCCGTCCGCGAGAAGAACGGGCTCCGGCTGACGCTCATTCGCATCATCGAGTCGATCGGCACGCTGAACAAGCGACAGGCCGCGTTCCTCGACTACCTCTACGGCAGCGCCGACGGCACCGTGAACTTCTCCGGCCTGTCGCCGCTGGAGGTCCGCGGCCAGTGCGCGATGATCACCGCCGCCGTCCTGCACCAGCTGCCGCCGGCCGAGCGCCACGCGGTATGGGTGCGCTACGGGCGCGGCACGCAGCGCAAGGAGGGCGTCATCTGGACGTCGAAGAAGCTGCGCGCGACGCTGAACCTCACGAACCTGAACGCCGTCCGCTACTTGGTCGCCGAGCAGTCGCTACCGAAGGACGAGCGCGACCCGGAGAAGACGTTCAAGTACATCGCGAACGAAACGGGCGTGCCGGTGCGCACGCTGGAGCGTGCGGCGCAGCAGATCCGGCTGCAGATGCGCGCGCTGGAGAACCGCGCGTATGACGCGCTGACGCCGATGTTCGTGCGCGACGAGCTTGTGTGTACGCCGGACGAGGTGGTGGCCGCATGAGCGACGAAATCCGCGTGGGTGATCTCGTCGAGGTCATGAGGATGCGCTGCTATGGCGGCATGTGGGTAGAGATCGTATGGCTACGCGCCATCGTGGTCGAACTCGGCGATACGGCGATCGGTATCGAGTTCACCCCTCCGGAACAGCATGCGATTCCTCGTGCGTGGATCGAGCGCCATCGGGAGAACGATGTGTGGCGACGCCTGACGTAGAGGTGATCGCCTGAAAAAATCGTGAAAGCCTTACCTATCAAGGATTTGCGCCGAAATAATTAGGAGAATGTGGCGGACGGGTTTATCGTATCCGGCATCGTAGGATCACTGACAGCCCAGAAAGCCCGCGCGACGAGAGTCCGCGGGCTTTTTTCATTCCACGACAGGAGACGAGGCGATGTCCGACCTCAATGCAACGCAAGGCGCCGATGGCGCAACGAATGGCGCCGCAGGCGCGCCGGCCGACGCCGCGCCGTCGTCGAGCGAGCCGGCATTTCCGACGGATGCCGGAGGTGCGCCGGTGGGGGAGTTGGTAGCAACCGGTGCCACGGCTGCGGCCGGCGCATCGGCGGACTCCTCCTCTCCCGGCGCCGGGGCTATGCCGTCCAGTGCCCCGGCTGCGGCCACGTCCACGCCGCCGGCGGACGGCGATGCGGGCGCTGCGGCGCGCGCGCCGTCGACGGACGGTGCTGCTGCTGACGCGGGCGCGGCGCTGGAAGCCGACGCAGCAAACCTGCTCGGGGAAGCGATCAACGACGCGCCGGTTGCGGCCGTCGCCGCTGTCGTGGCCACGATCCCGCTGATGGTCCGCGTCGAACAGCTCGCGCTCCGCGCGTTCGAGTCCGGCGCGACGGGCGAGCACAACCTCATGGCGTGGCTGCACCAGCACATGGACGCGCTGCTGCGCGCGATCGCCGGCGCGCCGGGCCTGCCGCTGACGGACGACGCGAAGGCGCTGATCGCCGAGCTGAAGGCGCTGCTGTAGGCGCCCGTAGAAGCGGCACGACAGTCCGCATGGGATCTGACTGGCCCGATGGTTGAGGAGCACCCACCCTCGCTAACCAGATGACGGCGCACACGAAGCGAACGCCTCAACACACTGCCGGGAAGGGCATCCCGGGTGCAGCGCCCATAGCGTGCCGCTCTGATCATCTGCGGACGATGATCTCCGATTCGAGGATCGAGTATGGACATTGAAAGCAACATCGAAAGAATCACCGAAACCGGTTGCTGGATCTGGATGGGGTGGACGACAAAAGCGCGCCCGAATGCCCCTGAATATGCTGTAGCGCGTCGGGATGGGAAGCTCGTGCGTGTTCATCGCATCTTGCTTCAACAGGAGTGTGGTGTCGTCGAGGCCAGCAAGCTAGCTTGCCACCGGTGTGGTGTCTCTCTGTGCGTGAATCCGCGCCATTTATATAGCGGAACCGTTGCTGATAACAATCGGGATACGGTCGCAATGGGGCGCCATAAGTTTGGCGGAAGTGGCGTGCCACCGATCGGAGAAAGGCATTGGGCGGCCAAGTTGGACTGGCCCAGCGTGCGGGAAATTCGCAATGCTGTCGGTCCCAATACTGAGATCGCTAAGCGTTTCAACGTTTCGCGTGTGACCGTATCTCGAATAAAGAACGGGCACCTCTGGAAAGAGTAATTGCGCTTGCCCTGCGATACGGGCGCTTTCACGCATGGCGATCGCGCCGGAGCGCGAACCGGTTAGCTGCGGGCCCGTCGCGGGGCACCGAACATCGTAGCGAGGCCCAGTCGGGCCGCCATCGGTCGCCAGTCGTGAGAGCGAATAGCTCTACCGTGTCTCCTCCGGGTCTCGTGGTGAGATCCATTCGCCCGCACCAGGCAACTGGTCGCGGGCTTTTTGTTTTCCACGCCCGGCGGCGCGCGCCGTGTTCCGCCGGATAGAAGCGAACCCTCCCCATGGCTGCAAAGAACGTCGACTGGATCGCGATCGAAGGTGCGTACCGCGCCGGCGTCGATTCGCTGCGAACCATCGCCGGTGCGCACGGGCTGTCCGAAGCGGCGATCCGTAAGGCAGCGAAGAAGAACGGCTGGAGCCGCGACCCGACAGGGACGAAGCGCGCGATCGTCAATGCGCACATGGCCGGCAGTTCGCAGGGTGCGCAAGGCGGTACGCAGGAAGGTGCGCAGTGCGCACAGGAGCAGATCGCCGCCGCGGCGAACGAAGACATCCGCGACATGGAGCGCGGACTGCGGGTGCACCGCGCATGTCTTGAACGGCTGGAAACAGCAGTCAAGCGCGCCGCCGATCCGAAGGTGATCAAGACGATCACCGAGGCGGCCGCGCTGGCAATCACTGGCATCCGGAAGATCCGTGGCCTCGACACTCCCACCACCGCTGATACCGGCGACATCGACGCAGCCATCGAAGCCGAACTGGCGAAGCTGGGCGCCAGCCGAGAAGCTGGCGCTGCTGCAGAAGCTGAAGGCACTTAACAGCTTCAACTGGAAGCCGCTGCCCGGGCCGCAGACGCTGGCTTACATCTCGACGGCCGACATCATTCTGTATGGTGGCGCGGCCGGTGGTGGCAAGACAGACCTTGCGCTCGGCAAAGCGCTGACGCGGCACCAGCGCGCGTTGATCCTCCGGCGCGAATACCCGCAGCTCGAAAGCATGATCGAGCGCTCGAAGGATATGTACGCCGAGCGTGGAGACTTCAACGAGCAGAAAGGTGCGTGGCGACTGGAGTTCGCTGGAAAGAAGCAGTACATCCGCTTCGGCTCGGTGCAGCACGAGAAGGATCTGAAGAAGTACCAGGGGCGGCCGCACGACCTGTTGGTGTTCGACGAGGCTGCGAACTTTCCCGCCGCATTCATTCAGTTCCTGTCCGCGTGGGTGCGGTCGGAAGACCCGAATCAGAAGTGCCAACTGCTGTTGTGCTCAAACCCGCCGACCGATCCGGAAGGCGACTGGATGTACGAATGGTTCGGGCCGTGGCTCGACCCGAACCATCCGCGGCCGGCCGCGCCCGGCGAGTTGCGCTGGTACATCGTGGTCGGCGACGAGCACATCGAAGTCGACGGACCCGCGCCGGTACAGCGCGGCGAGGAGACCTACACACCGCAGTCGCGCACGTTCATCCCGGCGCGCGTGTCGGACAACCCGTATTACGCGGGCACCAGTTACGTCGCGCGGCTGCAGGCGCTGCCCGAGCCGCTGCGCTCGAAGATGCTGAAAGGCGACTTCGCGGCGGGCCGCGAGGACAGCGCGTTCCAGGTGATCCCGAGCGCGTGGGTGAAGGCTGCGCAGGAGCGCTGGAAGCAGCGCGAGAAGCCGAAGACGCCGATGACGGCGATCGGCTTCGACATTGCGCGCGGCGGCAGCGACAAGACGGTCGCGACGCCGCGCTACGACAACTACTTCGACACGCCGACGTGTGAGCCGGGCAGCGCGACGCCGAACGGCAACGCGGCCGCCACCGTCGTGATGAACATCCGGCGCGATGACGCGACGGTGAACGTCGACATCTGCGGTGTCGGCACATCGCCCTATGACGTGCTCGCCGAGAAGATCGGGATGAAGGCGGTCGCGATGAATGGTGCCGAGGGCTCGGACGCGCGGGACAAGTCGGGTCAGCTCGCCTTCGTGAACGCGCGCGCCGAGTGGTACTGGAAGCTGCGTGAGGCGCTGGACCCGGACACGGGCGACGACCTCGCGATCTACCCGGACCCGGAAGTGCTGTCCGACCTGACCTCGCCGAAGTGGAAGCTGACCGCGCGCGGCATCCAGATCGAGGCGAAGGAAGAAATCATCAAGCGGATCAAGCGGTCGCCGGACAAAGGCGACTCGCTGGTCTACGCCCACGCGATCAAGATCGCGCCGGGCACCGGCCTGTTCGCATTCATGCAGCAGCAGGCCGCGGCGGCCGAGGAAGCGAAGAAGGCCGCGACCAAGCAATCCACTTAGGAGCAGGGCATGCCTGACGGCGGCACGAAGACGACCATCGACAGCGCGATGGTAGGGCGCGCCACGGGCCAGACGCCCAACTACGGCGTGACGGACTCGCGCTACGTGATCCAGGGAACGTCGACCGCATGGATGTCGCCGGGCCCGGGGTTGCCGCCGCTGACCGAGTTTCCCGGCGCCCAGACGCGCGGCCGCCAGTTCGACTTCCCGGTCAACGTAAACCTGATCCCGCGCGCGCGGACGTACGAGCAGGTGTCGTTCGCGCAGCTTCGCGCGCTGGCCGACAACTGCGACATCCTCCGGCTCGTCATCGAGAACGAGAAGGACAACCTCGCCGCGCTGAAGTGGAAATTCAAGCCGCGCGACACGAAGAAGAAGCCCGACGAGCGCTGCCAGCAGCTGACCGACTTCTTCCAGATGCCGGACAAGGAGCACACCTGGGACGAGTGGCTGCGCATGCTGCTCGAGGACCTGTTCGTCATCGACGCGCCGACGCTGTATCCGCTGAAGACGAAGGGCGGCGACGTAGCGCCGAGCGGCACGCTCACCGACTGGTACGGCTTCGAGCCGATGGACGGCGCGACGATCAAGCGCTTCATCCTGCCGAACGGCCGCACACCGCTGCCGCCGAACCCGGCGTATCAGCAGATCCTGAAGGGCATCCAGGCGACGGACTACACGCGCGACGAGCTGATCTACCGCCCGCGCAACCCGCGCACGAACAAGATCTACGGGTACAGCCCGGTCGAACAGGTGCTCACGACCGTCAACATCTCGATCCGCCGCGCGCTGAACCAGCTCTCGTACTACACCGAGGGCAACGTGCCTGACCTGCTGTTCGGCGTGCCGGATACGTGGCAGCCCGACCAGATCAAGCAGTTCCAGATCTGGTGGGATTCGCTGACGGTCGGCCAGACGAAGAAGCAAGGCCGCTTCATTCCGGGCGGCATCGCGCCGCACGACACGAAGCCGCTCGCGCTGAAGGACGAGTACGACGAATGGCTGGCCCGTGTCATCTGCTTCGCGTTCTCGACCGCGCCGACGCCGTTCATCCGCCAGATGAACCGCGCGACCGCCGACAACGCGAAGGAAGAGGCGAAGCAGGAAGGGCTGCTGCCGCGGATGAACTGGATCCGCAACCTGATCAACTACATCGTCTGGAAGTACTTCGGCTGGACGGACCTGGAGTTCGATTGGGACCAGGCCGAAGAGCTCGACCCGCTCGTGGCCGCGCAGATTCAGGACCTGAAGGTTCGCAACGCGACGCTGTCCGTCGACGAGGCGCGCCAGGCAGACGGCTCCGACCCGATCGGCATGGGCAACGCGGTGTTCACGCCGACCGGCCCGGTGGGCGTCATGGACTTCGACAAGCAGCAGGAAGAGAAGAACCGCGCCGCCGCCGAAGCGGCCGCGGCTGCTGCGCGTGCCGGCGGCGCGCCGCGCCCGGCCGGCGAGGAACCGCCAGATGACACGCCCCCCAGCGACAAACCTCCGTCTGATGCACCGAAAGGCGAACAGGAGCCTGCTGATAAGCACGCTCACGCGCATCTCGAAAAAAAAAAGTCCCTGACTGGTACTGATCCGGACTCGCCGCAGATCGAGAGCGGCACCGCGGCGCTGACGGCGATCCTCGAGCCGTTCCTCGACGCGCAGGCAGTCGCGATCGCGGCACAGCTCGCTGCGGCGCTCGGCCTCGACAAGATGGCCGAGGACGACCCGAAGTTCCGCGCTGACGAAGCGCTCGACAAGGTGGACTTCACCGACTGGCGCGACCTCGTGCCGCCCGTCGAGGACGAGCTCGTGCGCGTCGCGGTCGCGGCCGGCACGGACGCGCTGAAGCAGATGGACCTCTTCAGCGACGAGACGAAAGACCGGATGACCGAGCACGCGACGTCGTGGGCGCGAGAGCGCGCGGCCGAGTTGGTTGGCATGAAGCGCTCGGCCGACGGTGACTTGGTCCCGAACCCGGATGCGAGGTGGCAGATCACGCAGGGCACGCGCGAGCTGATTCGCGGCACGGTCACGGACGCGATCCGCGGCGGCTGGAGCAACGACCGGCTGGCGGCCGCGCTGAAGGACGGCTCGGGCTTCTCGAAAGAGCGCGCCATGAACATCGCGCGCACCGAGTCCGGGTTCGCCGATACGGCCGGGAACATCGCCGGCTGGAAGGCGAGCGAGGTGGTCGAGGGCAAGCAGTGGCGCGTGGCGCCCGGCTGCTGCGACCTCTGCGCGCAGCTCGACGGCGAGATCGTCGGCCTCGACGAGACGTTTTCGAACGGCAGCAGCGGCTCGCCGGCGCACCCGAAGTGCCGGTGCGTGACGCTGGCGGTACTGAAGAAAGCCTGAGTTTTTCCCGGCGCGACGACGCCAAACCCCTGGAGAGATCCATGTCCCTGAAACTGTTTGCCCGTCTGACCAAGGTCGACGAAGAGAAGCGCCTTGTGTACGGCCGCGCGACGGAGGAAGTCGTCGATCGCGCCGGCGAGATCATGGACTACGCCACCTCGAAGCCGTACTTCGAGAAGTGGTCCGGCGACGTCGCGAAGGCGACCGACGGCAAGTCGGTAGGCAACCTGCGCGCGATGCACGCGAACATTGCCGCCGGCAAGCTGACCGGCATCGACTTCATCGACGATGAAAAGGCGATCGACATCTGCGCGAAGGTGGTCGACGACGCCGAGTGGAACAAGGTGCTCGAGGGCGTCTACACCGGCTTCTCGATCGGCGGCGACTACGTGAAGCGCTGGGCCGATCCCGATCTCAGCGCGCGCCGCTTCACGGCTAACCCGTGCGAGATCTCGCTGGTCGACCTGCCGTGCGTGCCGAGCGCGTCGTTCTACGACATCGTGAAAGCTGACGGTTCGGTGATGCAGAAGGCGTTCAAGGCGCCCGAGCCGGTCACGGCCGACGTGTTCTCCGACGAGGTCGCGGCGCTCGCGAAAGCTGGCGACCTGTCGCTCGACGAGATGCTGGAGGCGATCCGGCTCGCCAAGGCGAAGAAGGACGAGGGCAAGTACGGCGACGTCGAGTATGCCGACACCGCGAACAAGAAGTACCCGATCGACACGGAAGAGCACATCCGTGCGGCCTGGTCCTACATCAACAAGGAAAAGGACGCGGCCGAGTATTCCGCCGACGAGCTGAAGACGGTCAAGGACCGGATCGTCGCCGCGTGGAAGGACAAGATCGACAAGGACGGTCCGCCGTCGGCCGCCGACAAGACGGTCGAGCCGGTGATGTCGAAGAGCGGCAAGCCGGTGATCGTCACGGCCGACAACCTGTCGCTGGCCGCGCGGCTCGCGCTGCATAAGGGCATGTATCAGGTGTCGCGCCTCGCCGACATCATGTCGTCGATCACGTACCTGCAGCAGGCCAGCGCGCGCGAGGAAGCGCAGGAGAACGACACCGAGTCGACGCTGCCGGCCGACCTGATGGACTGGCTGAAGCGCGGCGGCGAGCTGCTGACGTCGATGGTGGTCGAGGAAGTGGCCGAGCTGACGGAAGACGACGGCAGCGTCGACGCGCCGTGCGTCTACTACTTCGAATGCGCGGCCGCCGCCGAGAACCTGCACAAGGCGGTCGCGGCGCTGGGCGGCGAGCATCTGCACGAGTCGTTCGAGAAGGTGCTCGCGAAGGCCGGCGCGCGCAACAGCGGCGCGGACCTCGGTCGCATCCAGAAGGCGCACGACCTGATGGGCGAACTGGGTGCGGCATGCGCGAAGGACGCCGGTGCCGACGTGGACGCCGAGAAGGCCGCGCACGCCGAGACGATGACGAAGCTCACCGCCGCCGGCGAGTCGGTCACGAAGCTGACGGCAGACCTCGCCGTCGCGACGGAGAAGGTCGCGAAGGTCGAAGGCGACCTCGAAGTGCTGGCGAAGGGCGTCACGCTGGTGACCTCCGAGCGCGACGAACTCCAGAAGAAGTTCGACGAGCAGTCCGCGATCGTCGAGAAGCTGAAAGCCGAGCCGGCGAACCCGAAAGGCGTCATCAACGGCGTAGGTGCCGCGATCGCGAAGAGCCACGACTTCAACGCAGACGAACAGCATCAAGAAGAGGTCAAGCCGGTCATGAAGGCCGACGGCACCGTCGACGAACTGGCGACCTCGATCAAGAAGGCCCGACTGAATGGTGGCGTTGCCATCTTCCGCGGTTGATCCACTCCAGAGGTTTCCCATCCACCCATAACCCGCCGGCATAGCCCGGCAAACCGTCACATCCCCGAAAGGCCCGCCACCGCGCGGGCCTTTTTCATTGGAGCCACGAAAAATGGACGCGAAGACGATTCAAGAAACGCTGGAGCTGGTCAAGGGTCAATACGGCCTCGGCAAGACGATCACCACGGCGAACAACCTTGTTGCGTACGACCTGCAGGCACCGGCAAAGAACCTGTACCCGGTCGTGACGCCCCTCCGCAACAAGATCGCCCGCGTGCCCGGTAAGGGTGGCGTGGCGACGAACTGGCGCACCGTGAAGGCAATCATCGGCTCGGGTTACGACTCGTCGCCGTGGGTGCCGGAAGGTCAGCGCTCGGGCCGCATGTCGTACAACACGGCGCCCGTCGCGGCGAACTACGTCACGATCGGCGAAGAAGACGGCGTGACGTTCGAAGCCGAACACGCTGGCGAAGGCTTCGAAGACGTGAAGGCGACGATGGCGATGCGCCTGCTCCAGAAGACGATGCTGAAGGAAGAAAACGCGATCCTCGGCGGCAACAACTCGCTGGCGCTCGGCACGCCGACCGCGCCGACGCTGTCGGCAGCCGGTACCGGTGCAACGCTGCCGGCCGCGACGTACAGCGTGATCGTCGTCGCGCTGACGCTCGAGGGCTTCATCAACAGCTCGGTGGCGAACGGCGTCGCGACGCAGAAGACCGTCACGGGCGCAGACGGCCAGACGTACGTCGTCACCGGCGGCTCGTCGAACCAGTCGGCGAACGCCACGCAGGCGATTACGCTCGGCCAGACGCTGTCGGCAACGGTGCCAGTCGTGAACGGCGCGGTGGCCTACGCGTGGTACGTCGGCACCGCTGGTGCGGAAAAGCTGCAGGCGATCACGACGATCAACAGTGCCACCTTTGGCGCGCCGCTCGCGACCGGAACGCAGGCTGCGACGGCGATCACGGCCGACAACTCGACGAACCCGCTGGCGTTCGACGGGCTGCTGACGACCGCGTTCAAGCCTTCGAACGGCGCGTACGTCAAGGTGATGGCGACCGGCACGGCAGGTTCCGGCACGCCACTGACTTCGTCTGGCCGCGGCTCGGTTGTCGAGATCGACGCGATGTTCAAGACGATGTGGGACACGTACCAGCTTGGTCCGACGGTGCTGTACGTCAACTCGCAAGAGCAGATGAGCATCACCAACAAGGTTCTGACGGACAACAGCGCGCCGCTGCTGCGTTATAACCAGCCGGGCAACACGAAGGAGCCGTACGCGATCACGGCCGGCGGCGTGGTGACGTTCTACTTCAACCCGTTCACGGCGAACGGTGGTCAGCTAATCCCGGTGATGCTGCACCCGAAAGTGCCGCCGGGCACGATCGTCGCTTGGTGCGAAGAGCTGCCGCTCTGGTACCAGAACAACGAAGTCAGCAACGTGGCTGAAATCCACTGCCGCAAGGATTATTACCAGCTCGACTTCCCGATCGTGACGCGTATGTGGCAGTCCGGCGTGTATGCGGAAGAAGTGCTGGCTGTGTATGCGCCCTTCGCGATGGGGATCATCACCAACATCGCAGCCGGTTGATCGATAGGGTAGCGACGCGTGTGGCCCCGGCTTCGGTCGGGGCCTTTTTCATTCAGCGGAGACAGCATGGGCAAGTTCACTGCGCCGAAGAACTTCGGCGGCATCACGCGCGACGGCAAGACGTTCAAGGCCGACAAGAAGGGCAACATCGCGCTGCCCGACGATTTCCCGCTCGATGTCGCGGCCGCGCACGGGCTCGTGCCGAGCGATGACGCTGCGGCCGAGGATCCGGCCGGCGATACCGATCCGGCCGCAGGCGCCGCGGGCACCGGCGCAGGGGCGTAACGTGGCGGCCGGCGATCTGACGACGCTCGCGAACGCGAAGGCCTGGATCAACGTGCCCGCGAACCTCACGGGCGATGACGCGATGCTGACGCGCCTGATCTCGGCGGCCAGCCAGTTCGTGCAGACGTACCTGAACCGGACGATCGCCAGCACCACCTACACCGAGAGCCACACCGGCAGCGCGTCGAACACGCTCGCGCTGCCGAACTATCCCATCACCGGCGTTTCGTCGCTGTCGATCCGCGGCGTCCCGATCGCTGCGTCTCCGGACGGCGTGCAGGTCGGTTACGTGTTCGACGACCGGTTCCTGTACCTGATCGGCAACGTCGGTTTCGGCGGCTTCCCGAACGGTGCCGACGGCAAGTTCCCGAAATGGCCGCCGCTCGGCGTGCAGGTCACGTACACGGCCGGCTTCGCGTCGACGCCGCTGGATATCGAGCAGGCGACGCTCGAGCTGATCGGCCTGAAGTACGCCGGCGACCGCACGCACTTCGGCCAGTCCAGCAAGTCGATCAACGGCGAGGTGGTGTCGTTCTCGGTGGCGGACATGCCGGCGAGCGTGCGCACGCTGCTGAACAACTACCGCAAGGTGGTCCCGGTATGAAGCTCGACGCGGAAGTGAAGGGGCAGTCGGAGGTCATCGCGCGTGTCGGCCGCATTGCGCCGAACATGCGCAACGCGCTGGTGCAGCGCGTGCAGCGGCTGGTTATCGCGCTGCAGACGCTGGTGGTCACAGACAAGCTCAGCGGCCAAGTGCTGAACGTGCGCACCGGTCGGTTGCGTCGGTCGGTGAATCAGGCCGTCACGACGACGGACACGAGCATCACGGGCGTGGTGAGCACGCCGGTCGAATATGCACCGCCGCTGGAATACGGCTTTCAGGGCGTCGTGACCGTCAAGGAGCATCTGCGACAGGTGACGATGGCGTGGGGTAAGCCGCTGAAGGAACCCGTCACGGCGACGGTGCGCGAGCACACCATGGCGATGAACATCCTTCCGCATTCATTCTTGCGCTCGGCACTTAAAGAGCAGCGCGACGAGATTCTGAACGGGATCCGCGAAGCGGCCGCCGAGGGCGCACAGAAATGAACCGCGAACCGATCTATCTCGCGCTGTTCGCGAAGCTCAGCGCGATTTCCGGCCTCGTCACGACATCGCGGCGCCTGCGCCACTGGAACGACGTGCAGCCCGTCGAGCAACCCGCGCTGTTCCAGGTGCAGGTGCGCGAGAACCAGAAGCCGCGCAAAGGCATCCCGGCGCTCGTCACGTTTCGCTGCGAGCTGTACCTGTACGTGAACACCGGGAACGCGCTGGCCGATGTGACGCCGGCCACCGAGCTGAATCAGTTCATGGATGCGATCGAGGCCGCGCTCGCGCCCGACGCGCTGACCGGGTTCCAGACGCTCGGCGGCACGGTTTCCCACTGCTGGATCGAGGGCGACATCGTCACCGACGAAGGCGCGCTCGGGCCGCAGGGTGTCGCCGTCATCCCCGTGAACATCCTCGCTAACAACTGATGGAGCACGACATGGAAGACGCACAGCAGCCTCTGGCCGGTGACGAGCCCGGCGCGACTCTCGCCGTGGAACTCGTTTCGGCGCCGCGCGCTGCCGCGCTCGACGCACGCACCGACGCGCTGATCGAGGCGTGGTTCCGCGCCAACTTTCACGATTCGCTCGTCTCGCGCGACACCGCGACGTTCAACTGCGTGCGCGCCGCTGTCGACACGCTCAAGAAGGAGCTCGCCGCAGCGCCGGCGAACGCCTGACCCGCATCCCTGCAGTACCTCCCGGCCGGCTCGTTGAGTCGGCCATTTTTTTGCCCGTTTGGGCGCACGTAAAGGAGCACCACCATGTCTCAATATGGCTTCGGCGCCGGTTCCTTCTGGGCCACCCAGACGGGCAACGCCAACCCCACGCCGAACCGATTCGGCGCTCTCCAGTCCTGCGATGTCAGCTTCGATGCGACGGTGAAGGAACTGTTCGGCTCGTATCAGCTGCCGCTCGCGATCGGTCGCGGCACGATGAAGGTCACGGGCAAGGCGCAGGCCGGCCAGTTTCAGGGCCGCATCCTGTCAGACCTGTTCTTCGGGATCTCGAAGACGGTCGGCCAGACGCTCATCGCCGACAACGAGGCAGGCACGATCCCGTCGTCGACGGCATACACGGTGACCGTGGCCAACTCCGCGACGTGGATTACCGACCTTGGCGTGAAGTACACGGCCACTGGCCTGCCGTTCGTGCGTGTTGCCTCGGCGCCGACTGTCGGCCAGTACAGCGTCGCCGCAGGCGTGTACACGTTCGCCGCAGCAGATGCAGGCCTCGCGGTCGCGATCAGCTACACGTACACGCCGGTGAGCAACACGGTCGGCGAGACGGTGACGATGACGAACCAGCTGCTCGGCACCGCGCCGTCGTTCAAGTCGGTCGTCTCGCAGTTGTTCAACGGCGAGCGCGCGACGCTGACGCTGAACCAGTGCGTCTCCACGAAGTACACGTTCAGCACGAAGCTCGAGGACTTCAACATCCCCGAGTTCGACTTCAGCGCGTTCGTCGATTCGAGCAACACGCTCGGCACGATCTGCCTGGCGGAGGCGAGCTGACATGGACCAGGCCTCGGCGAAGTTGGTTTATCAGAACCTCGCGAGCGGGGTGACGGCCGAGGCCCAGGCGCGCGCGCTCGACTGCTCCGTCGAGGAAGTCGAGCGCGTCTTCCGTGCCGTGGGACTCGCGATCGCGAATTGGCAGGTGCAGGAAACGATGCCGTACACGCCTTGCCAGTCGCCCACGGCCGCAATGCAGAACCGCAAGGTACTGCTGCCACTCCTCGACAAGCTCGACATCGACAGCGTCGTGATCGAGTACCACCGCATCCGCGCGGCGCGCTGCGCCGTGGAGAAATGACCCATGAATAGCACTGTGACGATTGGCGGCCGCACGCTGCCGGTCCCGCCCGCTTCGCTGAAGAGCATCAAGCGCTGGTTGAAGGCGCAGCAGGAATACCTCGATGGGTCCGCCGAATATCTGGGCGAGCTGTCGGAATTCATCGGCGCGACGCTGACCCGCGAGCGGGGCGGCACGCCGGATCTCGATCGCGACTGGCTGGATGACGTTCTGGATGTGACGACGATTCCCGTCGTGCTGCGCGCGATCAATACGGCCGGGAGGATCGAATCGGGGGAAGGGGACCAGGCGCAGAGCACCTCGACTGGGACGAGCTCTACGCCGACCTGATCCTCGCGACGGGGTGGACGTGGGAGTACATCGACGAACTCGATCTACCCCGCGTCGAAGCCCTGTACCGAGGCTTCAGGAAGCATCCGCCGATGCACTGGTGCGCAGCGGCGTTCGTGAAGTTCGAGCCGAGCGGCGACCCTGCTGCCGCTCCGGCGGACGGCGGCCCGAAGCCGTCCGAGATGTTTGCGTCCTTCGGCGGCCAGATTCTGGACGAATAGAGGAACCCTTTCCGTGGCAGACGACAACAACGTCAACGTAGCGATCACCGTCACCTCCGACGGTGCCGAGCAGGGAGCGTCGAAGGCCGCGGACTCGATCACGCAAGCGATCGGGCTCATTCAGCGCGATCTGCGCGAGCTGGTGACGCAGTCACGCGCGGCGACTGCGGCCATGACCACTGGCTTCGCCGGCATGGCGACGTCGATCAACGGCATGGGTGCGCGCATTGGCACTTCCGTGCGCCAGGTAAGCGGCGTCATCGACGACTACGGCAACGAAGTCGTGGCCGTTTCGCGCCGCGTGCAGCAGGCCAATGCAGACGAGGAGGCGTCACACAAGAAACTCGGCCACTCGTCCATCGCCGCGCGCCGCGAATTGCTCGTGCTCGGTCACGAGATGATGATGGGCAACTACAAGCGCTTCATCGGCTCGATGATGGTGCTTGGCGAGCAGATGGACTGGATGGGCGCCGTCATGAGCCCGGCCGGCGCGGCCATTGGGGTGCTCGTTGGTGCGATCGGCGCGGCGGCGGCCGCAGCGATTCACGGCGCCACGCAGATGAGCCATCTGCGCGACGAACTGATCCTGACGGGAAACTACGCGGGACTGACGGCCGACAGCTTCATGCGGATGGGCGACAGCATCGCGGCGTCGACCGGTTCGAAGATCACCGGGGCTCGCGACGCACTTCTCGCTGTCGCCGGAACCGGTCGGTTCACAGGCGTTGCACTTGAGCCGGTTGCCGGGGCGATCGCGAAGATCGGCCAGTTCTCGACCGCGACCGCGGAAGAGGTGGTGAAGTCGTTCGAGAAGATGGACGACGGCGTCTACAAGTGGGCGATGGAGTACAACAAGTCGTACCACTTCGCGAACATGGCGCAGCTCGAGCACATCCGCATGCTCGAGGATCAGGGCGATAAGGAGCGTGCAGAAGCTGAAACCGCGCAACTCGTCATCGCGAAGATCAACGAGACGGCGACGCAGCTGGGCTACCTTCCGGGCCTCGCACACGCCGCGCGCGACGCGTTTGCGTCGATGTGGGACGCCGCGATGAACTGGGGCCGGCCGATCACGATCGAGGACCAGATTCGCAACCTCACTGGCCAGATCAGTTCCGGTATCGCGAACACGTCCAGCGTCGATCCGCTATCGCAAGGCGAGGGGGCGCTGTCGCCGAACGAAACAGACGCCGACGTCGCGGCGAAGCGCATCCAGCGGCGCCAACTGCAACAGCAGCGCGACCTGAAGGAATCGGCCGCCGGCGCGATGGCGCAATCGGAGGCGCTGCAGCAGAAGGGCGCGGAGGCCGTGCGCACGCTGCGCGGCGAATGGAAAGGTCTCGGCGGCGACGTGAAGCTGGCGAACGACGAGATCGCGCGCTTCCGGCGAACCATCGACGATGCGAAAGCGGCTGCGAAGGATTCGGGGTCTGCTGTTCCGGACGACATCAAGTCGATGATCGCGCGGCAGCCTCAAATCGAGGCCGAAATCCGGAAGAAGTACGACAGGCACGACTTCAAGAAGACGGGCGGCGGCATCACTGCGATGCACGACTACTCGTACGAGAACGCGCAGGCGCAGGCTCGGTTGAACCTGCTGAAGGAGAACCTGAAGGCCGAACAGCTCGAGCTCGACAAGTCGTACAAGGGCGGTCAAGTGTCGCTGCAGACGTACTATGCCGACCGCTTGCGCATCACGCTCGCCGGCATGGACGCCGAGCGCGCGGTGCTGAAGACCCAGCTCGATGAGACGAAAGCGCTGCAGTCGCAGGCGCGCAACCCGGCCGAGAGCCTGTCGCTCAAGACGAAGGAAGTCGAGATCGAGGGGCGGCTCGCGGTGATGGAGCGTCAGCGTACGGCGGCCGTCCAGCAGAGCTCGCAGGAGGTGCGCCAGGCACTGAACGACGAGCTGCGCGCGTTGCAGGACCTCGACGCGAAGCGCGAGCAGTCCGCGGCCACGCAGGCGCAGCGGCGCGCGACTGCGGTCGCTGAGCAAGAGCTTCGGCAGGGGCGGATCACGCAAGCGCAACTGCTCTCGCTGGAGGAGCAGTTCGAGCAGCAGAAAACCGACCGCGCGATCGCCGCGCTGCAGAAGCGGCTCGACACGGAAGTCGGCCTGACGGTCGAAGCGCAGCGGAAGATTCAAGACCAGATCGACCAACTGCGCGACGAGTCGCAGACGCGCCAACTCGAGTACAGCATCAAGTCCAACGAAGCGATGACCGCCGACGCGCAGAAGGCGGCGGACTCGATCGAGCAGGGCTTTTCGAAGACCTTCGCATCGTTCGTCGACCACACCGAAACGGCTTGGCAGGCCGTCAGCAACTTCGGCAAGAACATCGACCAGATGCTGGTCCAGATGGTTTCGAAGAAGCTGTTCCAGCAGTTGTTCGAAATGCCGATCGGCGAAGGCGGCACGTCCGCCTCGGGCTGGCTGACGAAGGGTCTCGGCATGCTGTTCGGCGACCATCGCGACAGCGGCGGATCAAACCCGTCCGGCGCATTCGGCTTTTCGACCGGGCTCGAAGGCACCGCGCGCGCGGTTGCGTCACATATGAACGGCGGCTCCGCGCTCATGGGGCTCGGCGCGGGAGCGCCGATGAACGTAGCCGAGATGCAGACCACCATGCAGACCGCGAGCCAGCTCACGGCCGCGCAGGCGACCGTGGCGACGATGACGGTCGGGACGATGATCGGCGCTGTCGGTTCGGGCGGTTCTGGCATGGGAGGAAGCCTCGACAGCCTGTTGGGAGGTCTCGGCCAAGGTGACATGGCCGGCGCATTCGGGTTCACGGCCACGGGCGTGACCGGCTCGGCTGACGCGGTCGCGGCTGGTGCGATGAGCTCCGACACTGGCGGCATGTCAGCGCTGATGGGGCTTGCGTCGTTCGACGTGGGTTCGCCGTACGTGCCGAACGACATGATCGCGCAGATCCACCAGGGCGAGCGCATCACGCCGGCCTACCTGAACCGGCCGGAACACAACTTCGGGTCAGTCGCCGTCACCAACAACTTCCACTTGCCGCAGCAGATGGACATGCGCACGCAGAGCCAGATCGCGGCGGCGGCCGGCGCCGGCATGCAACTCGCAATGCGGAGGAACGGGTAAATGACGACGCCATTCCTCGAGACGCCGCGCTTTCCCGACGATCTCGCGTATTGGGCGCGCGGCGGCGTGTGTTTCAGCACGACGATCGCCGAGACGACGTCCGGCCGCGAGCAGCGGAACATCCTGTGGAAGTTTGGCCGCGGTTCGTGGGACCTACAGAACTGCTTCCGCACCGGCGACGGCGTGCAGGACGCGTATTCGGTCCAGACGCTGCGCAACTTCTTCCGGATCGTGAAGGGGCAGGCATACGGGTTCCGTTTCCGCGACTTCACCGACTACATGGACGAAGGGCAGGGGCTGCTCGGCATCCAGACGACCTTCGGCCAGGACGTTGTGCCGACCGGTGCCGGCAACGGCACGCCGACGCTGCAGCTGTACAAGAAGTACGCGGCCGCGCCGCTCGCCGACTATCGGCTGATCGCGAAGCCGCTCGCGGTGCAACTGCAGCGCAACGGCGCGACGCTCGTCGCCGGCTCGTCGCCCGGTAACTACAGCCTCGACACGACGACCGGCCTTGTGACGTTCGTCGCCGACAACAGCGCGGCCGTCACCGGCTGGACGCCGGGCGCGACGACGCAATTCACCGTCGCGTCCGTGCCGTCGGGCTGGACTGTCGGGAAGATGCTGTATTTCACGGGCGTCACCGGCACGGGTGCGTCGGCAGTGAATGGCGTTGCGGTCGCCATAACCGCGGTAGCCGGGACGACGATCACGCTCGGCGTCAGCACGACGGGGCTCACGCTGAGCGGGGGCACCGCCGCGCTGTACCCGCAGGTGACTGATTCGCTGACGTGGACCGGCACGTTCGATACGCCGGCCCGCTTCGCGACCGACAGCTTCCAGCCGCAGCCCGACATCGGCACCGGCGCGCTTTATGGGTTCCAGACGCTGACGCTAGTGGAGATTCGCACGTGAGGAACATCAGCACGGCGATGCTCGGCTACCTCCAGGCGCATGTGCGAACTCTGTCGACCTGCTGGGCGATCGTACGCACGGACGGGAACGCGTTCTACTTCACCGACCACGACGCGCCGATCCTGTACAACGGCAACATCTACGAGCCGGCGGCGGGCTTTTCGTCGTCGGCGATCGAGTCGAACAGCGATCTGTCCGTGACGAACCTCGAGGCGGACGCGCTGTTCGACGGGACGGTCTTGCGCAGCGACATTCAGGCCGGCGCGTGGGATCTCGCGACGATCACGATCTTCCTCGTGAACCCCAGCGACCTGACCGCAGGCCAGGCGACGCTGACGTCCGGGCAGCTCGGCCAGTTCCAGCTGTTCAACGCGAAGTTCAAGGTCGAGCTGCGCTCGCTCGCGCAGATCATGCAGCAGGGCTTCGGCGACTTCTTCTCGCCGACGTGCCGCGCGACGTTCGGCCAGACCGGGAACTTCCAGTGCAATCTCCCGGGCGGTCTCGGACCGCTCACGTTCACCGGCACGGTTGCCGGTGTGTCGTCGCAAGCATCGTGGACCGACCCGTCGCTCACGCAGACCGGGCCGACGTCGACATACACGGACACCGTCGGGCAGCGCGTGCCGTCGACACCGCCGTACCAGATCCAGATCGTGCCTCCGGACGGCGGTTCGTTTGCAGGTGCCGGCACCGTGCAGGTGCTGGACTCGGGCGGCAACGTGTTGACGCAGGTAACTGGCTCGCCTGCGTCGGGCCAGTACAGCTGTTCGTCGACCGGCCTGCTGACGTTCAACGCCGGAAACGCGAACTGGGAAGTCTTCATCAACTACAGCTACGGCATCGGCTACTTCGCATACGGGGCCGTGAAGTGGCTCACGGGCGCGAACGCGGGCTATTCGATGGAGGTGAAGCAGTTCTCACCGGGTCTCGTCGTTCTCGCGCTGCCGATGATCCATCCGATCGCGGTCGGCGACACGTACCAGATCGTCGCCGGCTGCGACAAGCAGTTCGGCACGTGCAAAAACCGGTGGAACAACGTTTTGAACTTCCGCGGCGAGCCGTACATGCCGGGCAACGACACCGTTCTCAAGATCCACGTCGACTCGTGAGGAACGCTATGAATGACCGCATCGTCACGCGGAAGCAGTTCGTGGCCGAGGCCCGGACGTGGATGGACACGCCGTTCAAGATGCAGGGGCGGTTGAAGGGCGTCGGCGTCGACTGCGCGGGCCTGATCATCGAAACCGCGCGCGTGCTCGGCCTGACCGAGTTCGACTACACCGCGTACCGCCGGCCGAAGGGCGACATGATGCGCGAGTTCGCTGACGACTTGATGGATCCGATCCGGGCCGACGAGGCCGACGCGGCGGACGTCATGCTGTTTCGGTGGGGTAACCACAGCACGCATATCGCGCTGCTTACGGGACCGCGGTCGGTGATCCATGCGCATGCGCCGAATCGCAAGGTGGTCGAGCACGACCTGTCCGACGACATGCTCCGCTTCCTCGAGCGCGCATATCACATCCGGGGGATCGTCTAATGCAGCTCGCATTGGGCGTCATCGGCGGCGCGGTCGGCGGATTCTTCGGCGGTCCGATAGGTGCGCAGGCCGGGTTCATGCTCGGCTCGATGATCGGCGGCCTGTTGTTCCAGCCGAAACCGCCGGAACTGCCCGACCTGAAGATCCAGAGCGGTGGCTACGGCAAGTTCATCCCGCGCCTCTACGGCCGGTACCGCGTCGCAGGGACCGTGATCTGGGCCGGCCCGGCGACGCAGGTCACCGAGGACAAGAAGAAGGCGCCGATGCAGGCGGCCATCATTCCGCTCGCCATCGCGCTGTGCCGGGGGCCGATCACGGGCGTGACGCGCATCTGGGCGAACAGCAAGCTCGTATACGACGTCACGAACCCGGCGAACTTCCAGAGCATTTCCGGCTCGGCACAGATGATCTCCGGCTTCACCGTGTACAACGGCGACGAGAACCAGATGCCCGACGCGACGATGCAGTCGTATCTCGGTACGGGCAACGTGCCGGCGCACCGCGGCATGGCCTACGTGGTCTTCTCGGCGCTGGACCTGCTGAACTACGGCAACGTCATTCCGCAGTTCGAGTTCGAGGTGACGACGGCCGCCGTGATGAACGGCGTCGCTGGCATCGCGTCGAGCTTTTCGTATTCGTTCACCGATGGCCAGTCCACGGCCGGCGCGTGGCAGATGCCGAATATCACGGCCAGCGGCGGCATCGCGATGGGCGTGGCACAGAATCCGTTCGGTGCTTCGCGCGCGATCGAGGCGCAGATGTCGGCCTACGGGTCTACGCAGCTGCCATCAATCAGTTCGTCATTCGGCTACAACCCGCTCGGCGACTTCAAGGGCACGTCCGACGTGCCGGGCTTCATCGACATCAACAACAATCGCTGGGTGATGGTCGACGCGACGTACTCGACGTTCGCCAGCGGGTTCTTCTCGGGGTCTTTCAACAGCTACTGGCGCAACGGCGCCGACTTCTACGCGTCCGGCACGAGCTCGCTCGGCGCGTCGCGCCCGGTGGTGCGGTCGTCTATGCCAGCGGCGTTCAAGACGGCGCAGCCGGCCGGCGTCGTGCTGGCGACCAGCGTCTCCATCGTGAACGGGTTCAACGTGATCGGCGGCACGGCGAGCTACGTCTACGCCGCGGGCGGCGACGGCAACCTCTACCGGCTCGACCGCAACACGCTCGCCACCGTGACCACGTGGCCGCTCGCGGTCAGCGTCGTCACCGGGGCGGTGCTCGACGACGACCACATCTTCCTCTATGCCGGCGGGTCCGGCCAGTTGCTGTACATGTTCCGGCCGTCCCAGAACACGACCACGCAGCTCGGGAGCATCGGCGACACGAACCCGTACTCCATGACGGCGATCAGCCAGAACTTGGTGATGTGGAGCAGCACGGGCACCGCGCAACAGTGGGGCAACCCGTACACGCTGCGATACTTCGCCGTCGGTGGCCTCGGCAACGGCGTGCCCCTGAGCGCGATCGTCTCGGACGTTTGCCAGGGCGCGGGGCTCCTGCCGACGCAGTTCGACGTGTCGCAGCTCACCGACACGGTGCTGGGGTATGCGGTCACGAACTACGCGTCCGGGCGCGCGGCGCTCGACTATCTGATGGCGCTGTACTTCTTCGACGCGGTCGATAGCGAAGGGAAGATCAAATTCGTGAAGCGGGGGGGCGCTCCGGCCGTAACGGTCCCGTGGTCGGATCTCGGCGTGGCCAGTGGCGGGAATTCGGACCCGATCCAGGAGCAGATCGACGATACGCACACGTTGCCGCGGTCGTTCACGCTGACCTACAAGGGCGCTTCCACCGACTACCTCGAAGCGACACAGCGCGCGTTCCGGTCGACGACGCAATCGAACCTCGACAGTGCCGCGCAGGTCGCGATCGTGCTGGCCGACGGCGAAGCCGCGACACGCGTTCAGTCGATGCTCTGGACCGCGTGGATGAACCGCCGGCAGTTCAGCTTCTCGACGACGATGTCGTACCTTGTGTACGAGCCGACGGACGTATGGACGTTGACCGATCAAGACGGCACGCTGTACCAGTGTCGGCTCGAAAAATGCCAGTACGACGGGAAGGGCATGCTCGCGTGGACGGCCGCGTACGAAGGGCAGACCTACCCGAACCTGTCGCAGTTCGTCGCCGGCGGCGGCGCGTCGGCCGGGTTCACGAAGCAGACGCTGCCGTATAGCGGTCCGTCTATCCTCGTGCCGCTCAACGTGCCTCCGCTGCGCAACCAGGACACGGCACCCGGCATCTATCTCGCGGCTTGCGGGCTGGCGTCGTCGTGGCCCGGCATCGCGGTCGAAGTGAGCCGCGACGGCTCGACGTACTCGTCGCTGACGACGATGCGCTCGGCCGCGACGATGGGCATCGTCTATGGAACGCTCGGCGCGTGGGCCAGCGTCGGCATTCCCGACGAGAGCAACACCATCGTGGTCAACATGAACAATGGGACGCTGGGCTCGATCTCTATGACGGCCGCGCTCGCCGGCGGCTCGAACGTCGCCTACGTCGGCGGCGAGATCCTGATCTTCCGGAACGCCGTGCTGACCGCGGCCAATCAGTACACGCTGAGCGGCCTGCTGCGCGGTCTGTACGGCACCGAAGCCTTCGTGAACGCTCACGCGGCCGACGAGCGGTTCGTGCTGCTCGACCCGACAAAGCTGTACCTCGAGGGGCTGCAGGTAACCGACCTCGGCAACACGCTCTATTACGAGTACCAGCTGGCCGACATGTTCTATGCGCAGCCGACGCCGATCGCGCAGCAGCAGGTGACCAACGGTTGCTGCAAACCGTTCTCGCCTCCGCTGCTGCGCGCACTGTACGGCTCGTCGTCCAGTCTCAACGACGTGACGGTGAACTGGATCCGCCGGGCGCGCGTGAATAACCAGTGGGTCGACGGCGCTGACGTGCCGCTCGACGAGAGTGCAGAGACGTATCAGGTGTACGTGTACGCGGGGACAACGCTCAAGCGCACGACTGTCGTCAGCGGCCCGTTCACTGCGACGAACGCTCAGCCGTCAGCCGCGCAGGGTAGCCCGACATGGGTCTATACCGACGCGAATATCCAGGCAGACGGCTTCGGCGTGAAGGGCTCGGGCCAGACGATCACCATCAAGGTGGCGCAGAACAGCGACCAAGGTCTGCTTGGCGACCTGTCCACCACCACCATCGTGAGGTAAGCAGTGGCCAACTCGACTTCCAACCTCGATCTCATTGCGACAGCGCAGGCATTTAAGGAGATGCTTGCGAACATGCTTTTCGACGCCGCGAGTCCGTCGATGATCTGGGGGCGCCGCGCGAGCACCACCAACGGCCTGACGTGGGGCTACTTCGGCGGGACGTTCGTGAACAACGCTGGCACGGCAAACTCCGTCGCCAACGGCACGGTGACGCTCACTGCGAGCACCACGAACTACCTCATGGCCAACCCGTCCACGGGCGCCGTGACGTCGAATACGACCGGCTTTACCGCAGGGCTCGTGCCTCTGTATTCCATCGTCACTGGCACGACCGGCGTCACGAGCTACCTCGATTACCGCAGCTACCAGCCGTCCATCACCGGCGGCCAGCTGCAGAGCGTGGCCAACGAGGGTACTGGCGTCGGCATCTACGATACCGGCTCGACTGGCGGCGCGGTGAAGCTGAAGAGCCTCGTGGCAGGTACGGGCATTTCGGTCGTCGACAACGGCAATGGCACGATCACCATCGGCGCCTCCGGAACCTCTGGCACCGTGACGGGCGGCGCGAACGAGGGCTCGGGCGTCGGTGTCTTCGACGCCGCCAACTCCACGGCCGCCACGCTGAAGTACAAGACGCTCGTGGCCAGCACCGGCGTCACCGTCACGGACAACGGCACCTCGGGCATCGCGCTCGGCGCGTCCGCTGCGGCCACCGCAGGGCCGGCAGTGCAGCAGGCCGGGAGCACCGTCGTGGCGTCGGCCACAACAGTCAACTTCGCGGCAGGGTTCGCAGTTACGCAACCCAGCACCGGCGTTGCGCAGGTGACGGTCAACTCCCCCTACGGTACGCCGGATACGCCGCCGCAGACATCGCTCTTTCCGAACACCGTGAACTTCGCCAGCGCCACACTGACGCAACAGGCGTGGGGCGCGCAGCTTTCGGAAACGTCGCAGAGCAGCGAGTACGTCGCGGCCGCGTACATGTCGGCCTACCCATCCACGCCGTTCCAGTGCGTCGTGCGCCTGAAGGTGATGCCGCTGCTGACGAACTTCAACGGCGCTGGCATCGCGATCCGTGACAGCGGCACGGGCAAGGTCATGTGCTTTGGCCTGCATAGCCAGGGCACGGGTGCCGGGTACGTCGGCGTTAAGAACTACAACAGCCCTACCTCGTACAGTGGGTGGCAGTACAACGCCCTGACCGTCATCATCCCGCCGAACTGGATTCGCGTCCGCGACAACGGGACCACCATGTACTGGGACATTAGCCCGGACGGCGTCCTCTGGACCAACCTGGCGTCGTTCTCCCGCACCGCGTTCCTCGCCAACCCGAACCAGATCGGGCTGTTCGTCAACGCGAACGGCATCGCGACCGCGGCCTGCTTCTTCTCCTTCTACGCGGGGGTGTGACATGGCCGGCAGCAGTTCCATCCTCGACCTCGTCACGACGACGAGTGCCACGAAGGAGGCGGTGCTCAACGCGCTGTTCGATGCGGCCAGCCCGGCGATGCTGTGGGGACGCCAGGCGTCGGCGTGCTCCGGCCTCACGTGGGGCTACTTCGGCGGCAGCTACTGGCCCATCGGCGCGAGTTCGCCGACGGCGATCGCCAACGGCACGGTGACGCTGACGGCCAACGCGACGAACTACATCTTCGCCGACCCTGGGACGGGCGCCGTCGGCATCAACACGACGGGTTTCCCGACCGGCAAGGTTCCGCTGTACTCGGTTGTGGTGCCGAGCGGCGCGACGACGTTCTCGAGCTACCTGGACTACCGGAGCTACCAGCCCTCGGCCGTCGGCGGCGCCGTGCAGAGCATCGCCAACGAGGGCGCGACCGGCGTTGGCGTGTACGACGCGACGAACTCGACGCTGTCGCAGGCGGTGCTTAAGTCGCTGCTCAGCAGCGGCGTCATCGGGATCACCCCCGGGGCCACGTCGATCACCATTAGCGGCGCGGGCGGCACGGTCCAGACCGGCTCGAACGAGGGCGCCGGGGCGCCGGTCCTCGACGCGACCAGCACGAGCCCGACGCTGACCACGAAGAACCTGTCCGGCACCGGGACCATGGCCGTGACCGACGGCGGCACGGAGGCTATCCTCTCGCTGACCGGCGCGCCGCTGGCGTCGCAGCAGGCCGGGTCGACCGTGGTGGCGGCCACGACGCTGCTGCGCCCGTCAGGTCGTCTATCTGCGGCGTCCGGCGGCTCCGGCGTCGCTAATTTTTCGTTGACAACGATGGGGCCTGCCGACACGGTGCCGGTACTCACCGGCCTCACGGTGCTGAATCCGGCCTCCGCTACGGTGACGCAGGCTCAACAGGCGTGGGGCGTGCAGTTCACCAACGCCACGGCCGCGACGCTGGCCGGCGTCGGCGTGGCGGTGCCGGGCGCGCCGTACCGCGCTGAGTTCCGGTTCAATACGCAGCCGACCGCCATCAGCACGCAGGGCGGCGGTCCCGTGCTGTACGACAGCGGCTCCGGAAAGTGGAAATTCTTCGAGTACTACAACAACAGCGGCCCGCGCCTCGTTATCCAGAACTGGTCCGCCGCCGGCACCGTGGCGGCGACGCTTGGCACCTTCGGCGCGCCGAGCGACTTCTTCTATATCCGCATCCGGGACAACGGCACGAACTGGTACTACGAGGTTTCTCCCGACGGCAATATCTGGGAAACGCTTTACTCGGAAGCCCGCAACACCTACCTCACACCGACGCACGTCGGGCACGGGTCTTTGACGTCCACTGGGTACACGGCCGCGACCACGATTTTCTCGATGTACGTTGGAACATGACGTAGACCAGCAGCGTTCGCTATGAAAAAACTCACAGGCGCCTTCGGGCGCCTTTTTCATTACGGGGTATCGAATGAGCAGCCACTGGCAAGAAACGCTGAAGGCGATCTTCGCGTGGATTTTTCTCTCGATCGGTCACGCCATTTCCAGCGTCACGATGGCGAATATCGCGCTCGCTGCGACCACGGTCTATAGCGTGTTGAGTGCATACGTGCTCGTGCGCGACAAGCTGCTGAAGCGGCGCAAGGGGACCCCGTCATGAACCATGAAATTCGATGGCTCGGCCACCCGGAGCACCACGACTATCCTGCCGCGCAGTCTTACCTGTCGCTGCTCTTCTCCCGAAGCGTCGCGCGCGCGCTCGCGTGCCGACTGCGCGGCGCGCCGATGCGCTCGTTCAAGGCGAAGGACATCTTTCGCGCGTCCGGCCTCGCGCTGCTCGGCGTCAGCAACAGCCACGTCGAGAAGAACCGCACGAAGATCCGCGACGGCAAACCGCTGTCGCCGATCCTGCTCGTGCGCGTCGGCGCGCGCGTCATCGTCGCCGACGGCTACCACCGGCTGTGCGCGGTGTACGGCTATGACGAAGACGCAGACATCCCGTGCAAGATCGTCGGGGGGCCGCAATGCAACTGACCGCCAATCTCATCGCGTGCGGCTGCGGCGCGACGCCGGCGCGCGCGGCCGCGATGCTCGGGCCGGTACAGGCCGCGTGCGATCGCTTCTCGATCAGCGCGTCGAAGCTGCGCGTCGCGGCGTTTCTCGCGCAGATCGGTCACGAGTCGACCGGCCTGTCGCAGTTCTCCGAGTCGTTCAACTACAGCGTTGCAGGGCTGCGTGCGACCTTCCGCCGAATGACGCCGGCGCTCGCCGCGACGCTCGGGCGGCAGCCGGGCGCGCCGGCACTGCAGGCCGCCACGCAGCAGAAGATCGCGAGCATCGTCTACGCCGGCCAGATGGGCAACGGCGATGCGGCGAGCGGCGACGGTTGGAAGTATCGGGGTTCCGGGATGCTCCAGCTCACGTTCCACGACAACTTCGAGGCGTTCGGCACCGCGTGTGGGATCGACGCGCTGGGAAATCCAGACCTGGTGCGCACCGACCCGGCAACCGCCGCGCTCGCAGCCGCCTGGTTCTGGTTCGCGAACGGCTGCAACACGCTCGCCGACGCGCAGTCGTTCGATTCGATCACGCGCCGGATCAACAAGGCGATGGAAGGTAAGGAGCACCGCGACGCGCTGTACAAGGCGGCGCGCGCTGCGCTCGGGCTCGTCTGAAACGTCACCTTGCGAAATTTCGCAAGTTCGCAATTTGCCGCCTCCGGGCGGCTTTTTTCGTTTACGGCCATGACGATCATCAAGCACCTCATCGACGCGGCGAAGGGCAAGCACCCGCTCGGCGCGAAGCGCTCGGGCCAGTGGCCGGCGGCGCGGCGTAAACACCTCGAACTTCATCCGGAGTGCGCGATGTGCGGCGGCACGGAAAAGCTCGAGGTGCATCACATCCGGCCGTTCCATCTCCACCCGGAGTTGGAGCTCGAGCCGACCAACCTCGTGACGTTATGCGAGGCGAATCACGGCGGCGCGAACTGCCACCTCCTGTTCGGCCACCTCGGCAACTTCCGCAGCTTCAACGTCGACGTGGTCGCGGACACCGCGTGCTGGAACGACAAGATCACCCACCGGCCGCTGGCCGAAACGGAGGCGTCATGAACCTCAATCTCGAAGGCGTCGCGAAGGCGGTGTACGTCGGCTTCCTGCTGATCCTCTGGGCGGTGCTGATCAAACTCGGCATCCGCGACGACACGCTGATCGACGTGATCAAGGCGCTGATCGGCGTGGTGGTCGGCTGGCACGGAATCAACGAGTGGGGCGGTTATCGGCGCGCGGCCGCGCCGCTCAGCGCTACGCCGGACACGTTGCCACCGGTGCGCGAAGCGCCGCCGCCGATGCCGCCCGTTGCGCCGGCAGCACCAGTTCAGCAGTAACCAACCCGCCGCGCTTGCGGCACAACTCCCGAAGGAAATCGTCATGAAGAATCTCATGCTGCTTGCAGCAGGCATCGTCGCGTCCATCGCTATCGTTGCCTGCAATTCCCTCCCGACCGTTCAACAGCAGTTCCAGACCGGCTGCACGATCGTGAACGGCGATCTGGCGATCCTCGCAACGTCGCCGCTGCTGAATGTCGATCAACGGGAGACCATTTCCGGCGTTCCAGGCGACCCGACAAAGCCGGGGATTCTGCCGGTGAATCAGGCCATCTGCAAAGCCGGCGCGCAGTTGAACGTGACCGATCTGAAGGCCTTCCACGACACGCTGCTGCCGGCGGCCATCGGCATCGTGCAAGCCATCCCCGCACTCCCGAACCAGCCTGCGATTCTGCTCGGCCTCCAGACGTTCGGCCCGATGGTCCAGGCGCTCATCGACCAGATCATCACCGCGGCTGGGGTGCCGGCGGCCGCATCGACGCCGCTCGCGGGGAGCGCGATCCAGTAG